TCAATCATGCGTGGACTCAACGAGCCCCTGAGAGGCAAAGAAGCGCATTACGTCACAATAGCGATACTGCTCTCCACCTTTCCCCGGGTTCGTGCCTGGGGCTGGTGCAGGGAAGGGGGTTCCGCTCTGCTCCCAGTCGCGGCGCTTCCTCCAGAAAGTGGTCCGTGAAATTCCTCCCAGCATGGCCTGCACCGTTTCACGGTTAATGATGGCCGGCTGAATAGTGATGTTTGTGTTCTGCATCTACTTGTACCCCTTCTGGTGCTTACCGCGCAATTCCTCTTCTTCTTGGCAATCAGCGCAGCGCTGACAACCCGCAACCGCTTCCCGGCGCTTTTCTGGTATCTCTTCCCCGCAATCAGAGCAGTGAGTAGCCGAAACCGCCGCATGGTTGATCCGCATGTTCTGGATGGTCAGCTCCAGCCTGCGATCTGCCAGCTCGTTGGCCTGATCGATGATTTCCGCGCTCATGCTGCACCGCCTTCAACGCGCTTGAACTCGATAACCCAAACCCATGGATTCGCCTTCCAGCTTTCAGTGCCGTAGATTGATTCCCATAGCAGTTGAAACGCTCGTACAGGATGCTGCGCATTTACGACGCCAGGAATGCCGAAATCAGCGTGTGAACATGTCGTCAGATTCTGTATTCCTTCTCGCATAGCATCGACATCGTGTATTGAGTTAAGACGCTCAACGCGCACGTCGGTGATTTCCAGTAGAATGCGGCTTGCTGCTTTCGGCATATGAATGGATGGCTTCCAGCACGAACGTCCATCTTCATAACCATCGTCATCACCCCAGGTAAAATCACCATCAGCTGCATAAATGGCGTGGCCAGAGTAATAGCCATTGCCAAACGGCATTTCGTGAATGGCTGTAGCCGGTCGGTTTGGCGTCCATGGTTGGATTCGACCATCCTCATCAAGTTCGTGACTGACGACTCCCCACGTCTCGCGCACCCAAACTCGATCGCTTGGTTTACCAAATGCGCTGTTCAGATAGTTGCCTGCCGACAGCTCCCCGGCCAGTTCATTGCCAGACAACTCGCACCCAAGGTTTTTATCTAAAACTGGAAACTTTACCGGGCGCCGCGTCTGCTTCTTCCTACCGTCGAGAATGGCGCACACCATTTCCCCGTTAAAAATCATTCCGCGTTCAGTAATTTTCGTCATCTCGTTACCGGGAGGGCGAACCCTCCCGCCTCCCTTAGCCCAGGTATTCCGGTTTCATGTCGTCCAGGGTGATACGAAACTGGTCATACAGTTCATCACCAAGATGGCGTTTGGCGGCGGTGAGGGTGCCTTCAGCTTTAGCAAACAGCTCGGCGGCTTCAGGTTCGCCAGGATTTGGCAGTGAGTTGATCGCAGCTTCAATCTTGTTACGTGCATCAACGAGGTAGTAGCGCTTCACTGCCTTGTTTTTCAATTCAGTAAAAAGTGCCGTACCCAGTAATGCTTTTTGCGATTCGATATCTGCGCGAATGGCTTTGGCTTGATCAACGGAGCTTGCTGTGTCAATCCGATCACGTAGTTCGTCGGCAACAGCATCAATGTTAGATGCTGATTCCTGCGCGCTGGCAACAGCGCCTACGGTACTGGTTATCTCATTCAGCGTGATTTTTTCTGTCTGGGCAGGGTTGATTATCTTTTCCTCGCGCTCGTCAATCTCATCTGCAGTATAGACGCCCAAAATTACATCCGGGCAGTACAGCCGCGCCCAACGTTTAACGGCGAGATAAGCCAACTGCTGACGGGGATCTGTCGCCCAGAGTGTTGAATTGCGAACCTGTGCCTGCGAAAGCATCAGGACAAGTTCGCGAGGTTCGGATTCTCCTTTGAGCGTTGCCCAGGCGCGAACGCCCACACCAGCTTCATCTTTCAAATTCCAGCCCGGAGCGATGTACTTCTTGTTCTGGTTGCTTGTCTTTTCTACGAAGCGCCCAACGATATTCTCCCATTCCCCGAACCATTCGAAGTGGATTCGATCCTTTGTTGGCGCCATGGTGTTGATTACCGCATTCACTAGTTGCGCTTCATAACCAAGAACACCTGAATTACCCACGATAAAAGTTTTCTGCGCCACTGCGAATGGGTCCATGCCCCAGCGTGCAGCCTGCATTACAACAGCCATGCACGCATCTGGTTTCCCGCGATAATGCTCGGGCACGAAGTTCCCACTATTGGCCATTACCTCCGAGAGCGTGCGCAGGCGGTTGAACAATTCCCCATTCGTCAGGATTGAAACGTTGTCGATCTTCTGGGTCTGGTTGTCAGTAGTTGCGACTAAATTGGACATTGTTTTTCCCCTTATGCCTGTACGCGCAGCGCTTCGAGACGGCGCACATCAAAATCGTTAAGTTCTTCGGCGTAGTCTTCGGTAATCGGTGCTGGCCATTCGCCAGTGTCGAAACCGTTAGCGATGGCGCGCATTGCTTTGCGGTATTCCAGCATGCCGAGCTCCAGTAGCTCTTCGGATGCCTCGATAATGGCGATCCAGTGGTAGTTCTCGTCTTTGTTGACGAATATCCAGAAGAACTGGTCAAGGGCTGCGGTTTCGCAGTACATAGCCGCGCTCAGGTGGTAATCGCGCTCGATGATTTCTCTGTGCAGCTTCGCGCGCAGACCTTCCTGCTTGATGTTCCACATGCTGATGGTTTTAAGGTCTGCACCGATGCGCAGGCCGCCCATGTCTATCTCAAGGTCAGGACGCACGCGAACTTCCAGCCCGGTTTCCTCATCAATGCCGAAATAGCTCACCTCGACGGCACGGCTCGGGTGCGTCAACAACTTGCCAGCGGTCGGGTGATTCAACAGTGCTTTCTGAATGGCCAGTGCCGTAGCCAGCTGCTGGCGGGTAACCAGCACTTTTCCTTCCGGGTTCTCGCGCCATGCATCCAGCAGCTCATCGGCAAACACGGCATCCGGTTTAACCGATTTCACAGCCTGAATCAGATCCGCTTTGGTGCCTGATACTTTCAGCGGCTGCGCCTTCTGGGCTTCCTGAGCGACCATGTCAGGATTGATAATCGCCAGTTGTTCCAACATGGCATCACGGCTGCCGCTGGTTTTAACAGGCGCTGGCAGGGTGGCGTTGTATTCTTTGATGCAGGCCTTCATTTTGACTGCGGTAACTTTCTGGCCTTCTTCGATGCGCTGAAATTCAGCGGGTAAGGCCATGTAGTTTTCACCTGTTTGGGTAACGTCATCACCCATAGGAACCGGCTGCGGTAGTGTGGCGTTGTGCGCCTCCAGTTGCGCCTTGATGTCATCAGCACTCAAAAGCGGCGGAAGCCCGGCGTTGTACTCGTCGATAAACGCGCGGATCGTCGAAGCCGTGGTGAAGGCGCCTTCCGGGATTTCCGGCTCGATGCTGAATTCTTTTTCCAATTGTTCGGGCTGCAGCGCCAGCGCATGGACCAGATTGCCCATATCCAGAACAGGGGAGCGCGTTTTTTCAATGACTTTCGAGACGTGACGCTTTTCGAAATACATCAGAGATATACGGGCATCTTTAACCTGAGTCGAACTGATGCCGTTCGCCGCGTGGTAAACCTCGTTCGGTACACCTTCATAGCGGCTAGGCTCGAAGTATTCTGGCCATACTGTCGCTGTAAGTTCCTGGTCTGGTTCTTCGGCGGAACCTTCAGGCTTGATTGTTGGTTCCTGGTCCTGCAGAACCGCAGCGGCCAGGTCAGGACAGCGCTCAGTTAAAATTTTGCGTGCGTTTACGGCATCTGTTTTTTCAGCATCTGCATTAGCGCTTTCGCCTGCCGGTACCGGATTATCAGCTTCGTCTTTGACCTGCTGAGCCTCTTCCATCTGCACATCGCTGGTGGCCTCTTCGTTATCGCTTTTTGGGGCAGGAGAGGCCATAAGGCCTTCAATGGAGAACACGGTGGTACTGATCCTGGCGATTTCAGGCTGACTCTTTTTGGTCAGGTCTTCGTGAACCCATTTGGAATCGCTTGGGTCGCTGATGCCTTCGACGTATTCACCACGGTCAGCAGCAAGTTTCCTGTCGACATCCTCCCGGGTTAAATCTGTACTGCTTGAGTGACGGCCAGCGCGCGGATCCTCTTCCCACTCCGGATAGCCTTTTGAGCGCTCGCCGTTTTCATAAATGCCATTAGCCGCAAGCCAGTTACGAACCATTGCCCGTAGTTCTGACGTGCTTTCTTCGCCATTCCATTTAATGGCCCGGGTGACGCCGAATATGCTATTTGCGTCGTAATCGAGAATGTCTGTAGTTTTGCTCAGAATCTTGAGCGCCTTAACATGCACATCCTCTTTCCTGTCTACCAGGTCTTTGGCACCGATGAGTTGAGGGCGGCTGATTTTTCCCGGCTCTGCATCCGGGTACAGTTGAGCAATAGCGATCTCAATAGCCAGATTCGCGATATTCTGCGTTACGGCGCGTTTATAGCGTTCGGGTGTAGCGTGAGGGTCAGCATGGGGAACTGCTGAAATCTGATTGCCAACTGACCATTCCCTGGTAAGGATGCCGCGATCGATAGCATTGGTTTCGAACCACAATTTCGCAAACTGAATACGCTTGCCAAGTTCGTGGCGCTTCCCTTCAGGGAAGACCTTTTTATTCGCGCTCGTAAATTTCCACAAAGCTGGCATGTCGTATTTCTTTATTTCAGGAATGCTTTCAGCAGCAAGAATGAGATCCTGAACTGCCGAATTATCTGTATCCATTTCCATGGCGGAAAGGCGGCCGCGATGCGGGATGCTGATATGGTAAACGTGGCCTTCTTCTGCCATGTACTGTGCCAGCAGCTGAATGCGGAAGGGCATTTCTGCGAGGTTGTAGAGGGAGTTTTCATCGTCTGAAACCGCAGCGTCGGAAGCATCAGAATCGTTTTTGTCTGAATCACCATTAACGATCTCATCTTCAACAACGGTGGTTGAATCAGCAACAGCCCCCGGGATAACCTGCCAGGTGCGCTGGTCGTCGCCGAGCTGATAGCGCTTGCACCATTCAAAATCCAGAACACCTTCAGCGGGAAGGTCATTAAATACCGGGAAATCGGTCCGAATGGGTTTCAGGTAGTCTTTGCCGCGCCCGGTTTCGATTTCTGCATCTTCCAAATCAACATCTAACTGCAGCTGCGCGCGAGCTTCAGATTTTGCGGAACGCCAGATAATGGCATCGGCTTTACCCGATTTTTGAGTTGCCTTTATCAGATAAAAATATTCCATGTGATAGCCTCAATTTTGGGTGTTAGAATCCCCGGGCCATTGATAGCGCCCATCGGGTGTTCATTGGTTTTGGTAATTTCCGGTGTAACTTTGGTCGGTGGCACCGGACGTACAGCCCGCTTCGGCGGGTTTTACGTTAGGCCTCGTTGGCCATGGCGTCGTATTCGCCACAACGTTTCGAGCAATACGTTCTTTCACGTGGTACTAACTGCGTGCCGTGAATGATGAGAATTGTCATCTTCACAACTTTTCCTTCCTCCAGTGCCTTGCGGCAATACGCACATCGTTTCTGCATAACGCCTCCTACATCTGTGCGGTGAACCCGGCGGGGTGTTCAGCCAGAACGCCTTTCAATGGAAGGCATTCGCCTTTTACACCTTGCTCAACTGCGGCTTCCTGGCATTCTTTCTCGCTGTCATAAACACCCAGCAAAACATCCTGATTACCGCCAATGAGCATGCCGACGGTGATTACCAGAGCGAACATTGTGCTCATCAGTGGGTACCTGCCGGAACGAGATAGGGCGCAAGCTCCCTTGAGTAAAAGGGCTGACGGATAAAGCGCAGATTTCCCTGCGGTTCATGGAAATAGGTTTTGCGAACATGGTCGTATGAAACAGACCAGGGCGCGCCGGTGCGCGGATTACGCATTGGTATTGCGCGACCGCTGTTTGGAACTGGATTAGCCATAGATAACCCCCGCAATGCATATGATGAATAAAACCCAGAAGGTGAACCCTATAACTGCCGAAATGATCAGGGCTCTGATGCCTTGCTTACTCATTTCAACCTCTGCCTTGTCGCCGGCCAGCGGAACGTTTATCGGAGCAACGCAGCGCGTTGTTGATGGAGTGAGTTTATGAAAATATAAACCTTTATGTAAACCTTTTTATGAACAAAAAAGTTAATTTTTCTGTAAACATTTGATTATATTAGTTTTAAAGTTTTGATTGATTAATCGTGAAACTAAAAAGCCGCCATGAAGGCGGCTTAACAAAGAAGAGATATGTTACTTACGGGAGGCGAGTAGTTCAGCAAATAACTGGTTGTATTTTTTGAATTTTGTTTCGAATTCAATTAGTACTGTTTTTTTCTCAGAATCCGGAAATCCACGATAAAACTTAATTAGGTTAACTTCATCAGCAGTAAGCATTGACGAAAGCACTGAAGGCATAGAGCCATCATGCTCATTACCGGCATCCATAGCATCCAGATAACCTGGGGGCATATTGTAGTCCCTTTCTATCCGCCGTGCCGCTCTTTCGCCAAAAGAAGTCTTACCATTTATCAGTTGTGATAAATAGCTTTTCTCTCTTTCAGGAAGAGTGCGCTCAGCAAACCAGTCAGCTAGTCGCTTACTTCTAATTTCTTTTGTGCTCATGCCGTCATTGTGATTAGTAAAATCTAAACAATCAAATTCTTTACTTTTTTGTTTATAAAGATATAAACTCATAGCGAAACACCTCGGACAGGAAGCACAAATGCAACTTAGTCAATATTTTCTAGAGCGCGGTAACGCGAAGTTCCTAGCTGAAAAACTTGGAATATCAAAATCATATCTATCTCAGATGGCCTCTGGGAAATCCGCTATATCACCAGAACGGGCCATAGAGATTGAAAATCACACAAAAGGCGTTGTTACAAGAGCAGATTGTCTACCAGATCGCTGGATGAACATTTGGCCCGAATTCACACCCCCAAATGCAACTAATAAAGCATCAATAAACCAATGACCTCAAAAGGATTATTACCAATGCAAAACGCAATAGCACGAAAGTTAGATCCACCAATTCTCAACCCGGTTGAGATTGAAAGCGTCTTACTCAACCGGCTTTCATCGGTCGGCCAAAAGGTTTACGCCGAACTTTTGGGGATCAGTGAGTCAACGGCAAGCAGGCGTAAAGGGGAGGGCCATTTTGCTGATGTGGCGAAAGAACTCTCAATACTCGGATTGCAAGTTGTACCGCCGGAAGCAGTCGTTGTGTCCAGGCATTACCTGCAGTCTGTTGAAACGCTCGCTGATATAGGTCTGCGTGCTGAGCGGTGCCGCCCGGGTCCGCTGGGATGGGACTGAATGAATCACATCGAATTCATCGAGAAGAATGTCCGCGAGGAACTGCTTCGCCAGGGCTTCACGCAGGCAGTGGCTCAGGGGGGGGGGCATACCAGGCGGTCGATATGTACAAGCGGATGTCACAGGCAAGCCGAAAAGGGGGAATGTTTGACGATGTTATGCGACACGCAAAGTTATGGGCAGAGAAGCAGACAAGCGCATCCGAACGCCGGGAAGCAAAGCGCACCGTGCGAAAAGGCAGCAATCAGGCTGGTTTGTTCTGAAAGGGTGAAGACCGTTGTGCTCTAACACAGCCGGTCTTCGGGTGAATTAATTGGACCAATTCACGGGATTAAGTATGTCAAATACCGCTGAAGTTATCAATTTTCCAATCAAAACTGAACTAACGGGAGGTCGCATGGCCGACCTGTCCAATGGCTATACCAGGATCGCCAATGAGATTCAGAAACTCAAACCGCGGCTGCGCATGTCCGGGCGCGAGTGGCAGTGTCTTGAGGCAGTTATCTGGCTTACCTACGGATGGAACAAAAAACAGGATCGGGTAACAAATACCGTCATTTCTGAGTTAACCGGTTTGAGTGATTCTCATGTTTCAGATGCGATAAAACTACTCGCGGCGCGGGGGATTATTTTTAGTCACAAGCATGGCGTGATGAAAACCGTCGGTATAAATACCGAGCTATCCGCCTGGATTTTGGACAAACCGAAAACGGGAAAACTCTTCCCGAAAACGGGAATTACCTTCCCGGAATCGGAAAAAACCTTCCCGGAAACGGTAGACACCCAAGACTATAACAAAAACAATATTAAAAGATCTTCGTCTCGGAATTCTGAAGAATCCCGAAACGAGAAAACTCAAGAGTTTCTCTCTCGGCATCCAGAAGCGGCCGATGGGATTTATACCCCTGCGGGAAAATCCTGGGGAACAGCTGACGACCTCAAAGCCGCGCGATGGATTTTCGATAAAGCCCTGACCGTGAATGCCTCACTCTCAGAACCGAACTGGGTTGAATGGGCAAACACCATCCGTCTGATACGCATGCAGGACAAGCGCAGCCATTACGAAATCTGCGAACTGTTCAAGTGGGCCAACGAAGACGATTTCTGGCAAAAAAACATTCTCAGCCCTTCAAAACTACGCAAGCAGTGGGATCAACTGACAACTAAGCGCCTGCGCAGCCCATCTCCATCAAAAATCACATCAGGCGCCAGTGCGCTGGACAATACCGACTGGATAGACGGGGTACTCGAATGAAATCTATCGCAGAAAGCATGCATAACTTCGATCGAAAGAACTTCCAACGTATCGCCGCCGGCATGCCTGAAATGCAGGATGCGCAGAGCTTTGCACATCAGGCGACAAAGACGGCTGAGGTATTCAACGAACTGTTTCGCCAGTTGCTCGCGGTATTCCCGGCGCTTGCCAACAAATCAGCGGAAGACCTCAACGAGATGCGTCGCCAGTGGCTCCTGGCGTTCAAGGAGAACGGCATCACCACGGTAGAGCAGATTAACGCCGGCATGCGGGTTGCTCGCAAGCAGGAAAAACCCTTCATGCCATCTCCTGGTCAGTTTGTTGCCTGGTGCCGTTCTGAGGAGGCGGTGACGGTAGGCCTTCCAGATGCGAGTGAGCTGGTTGATATGGTTTACCAGTATTGCCGGACCCGCGGTCAGTATCCTGACGCTGAGTCGTACCCATGGCCTGAACACAAAATCGAACCGATAACGCTGAAACACAAAGCCTGCTACTGGATGGTTACCGGTCTGTATACGGATATGCGCGCAAATGGTCTCAGCGATTCAGAACTGCGTCGTAAAGCATCAGATGAGCTGTTGCGTATGGTTCGTCGCTTGAACGCCGGAGAAACGATTCCAGAGCCGGTTAAGCAGATCCCAAAACTCGGCGGACGTCCGCTGAGTAACGAGCAGGGCTTAAACAAAATCGCTGAAATCCGCGCGAAGTTTGGCCTTGGGAGAGGGCGCAACCATGGCTAACAAATCACGTGAACAAAAACAGGCCTGCGTCCAGGCGATTATCGAACTTACTCGCGAGAAAGGGCGCCTGACAGTGAAAGAAGCCTGCGCAGAACTACGCATGTGCAGGGATACCGCAGGTCGATATTTCCAGGCTGCAGTCAGAACCGGAAAGGTCATCCGCTACGGGCGGCTTGGATTGTTCCGGGACCAGCGGGCGACCATAGATTTTGACCTTCAGAGATTCAGTCGTCGGAAGGATACGGGAGCATGCAAATGACAGAGCAAACCATTCTCGACATGTGCTGTGGCTCTCGGATGTTCTGGTTCGATAAACAGGACGAGCGCGCTGTATTCAGTGATATTCGCGCTGAACAGCACAAACTTTGTGACGGTCGCAGCCTGGTTATCAGCCCGGACATTATTGCCTACTTCCGCGCGCTGCCGTTCGCTGACACCTCTTTCCCGATTGTCGTGTTTGACCCGCCGCATCTTGAACGAGTGGGCGAAAACGCCTGGATGGGTAAGAAATACGGTCGCCTGAACAAAGATATCTGGCGCGATGACCTGCGCACAGGTTTTGAAGAGGCTTTTCGCGTGCTGCGGCCACACGACGTAATCATCTTCAAATGGAACGAAACCCAGATAACCGCGCAGCGTCTGGGGTAGATAATTTGGCATCTGAAAAAATCGCAGTTAAGAAAAAAATCTGACGAGCTTCTCAATCGTTGGAAAGTGGCTGTAAACATTAATAGGGGCTAGTTGACAAAATCAATGTTTTGCACCATTATCCCGGTTGACAAAGTTTGATTTTTGCACTGAAAGGAAAGTGACCCGATGCAAAATTACCCATTACCTTGGACGTTTCATCCGCAGTTAACCGAAGAACGCTTATCTATTATTGCGGAGGCTCTCCTTAAAGTGCAGGAAGACACGCATGAGCTTTTGTCTTCTTCGCTTGATGATAATTATACCCGAGCAACATGTACTTTTGGGCGCCAGAAAAATCGAATCGTCAAATTGTGCATGTCAAATAAATACGACTGGTTGGGGCTTTCTAATCCGAATAATGATTACACAATCACTATTGGCGGTATCCCAATCCGTTCATTTAGCGATGATCCAACTAATCCGAAAAAGGCTAACTTCTTTCGAAAGAATAGTGTTGATCAGCTATTCGCATCGGAAGATACAATCCCTACGATTTGGCGCTTCGTTGTAGAGAAACCTGAGTTCGAAGGTGAAGGTGGGCGAGTGCATTTTGCGGGTTATAATGCGCTGGAAGAAATGCTCTCTTTATGGACGTATGGCGAAGAACGGGTAACTGTGCTGCATTCTACAGATGATACCCCGCCAGCACCTGTCAAGATTGAGCTGGATGATATCAGCGCTTCTATTCCTGAAAAGGAAAAGAAAAGCGATAACGGATAATAGTAGGTGAAAAGTGTTTAACGGTTCTAATTTGCGATTGGCTCGTCTGTATCATGAGTTATCACTGGAGCAAGTAGCTGAGCGGGTCGATAAGACCCGCCAGTACATTCAGCGGCTGGAATCCGGTTCGGCTGTGCCTACTCCTGAGCTTGCGAATAAATTAGCTGCCGTATTGCTGGTCACGCCTGAATTTTTCTCAGTGCAAGAGCAGTCTCCAGTGAATGAAGAGCTCGTTCACTTCCGCAAGCGTAGTTCAACACGCATGGCTACTAAGTTGGCGACGCTTGCTAAAGCTGAATTATATCGCCGCCTCATTGAAGTTTTTGAAGAGTACTTGAATTTACCGCCAGTAAGATTTCCTGAACTGAGAGTAAATACTCAAGAGGACATAGAAAGAGCCGCTGAGAAATGCCGGACTGATTGGGGATTAGGTTTTGGGCCGATTGACAATATGACTCGACTTGCTGAAAAGCTGGGAGCATTTGTTACTTCTTTCGATTCTGTCTCTGATGATGTGGATGCGCTTTCTGTTCCTTTAAGCCGGCCATTCATTGTAAGAAATACGGCTAAAAAATCGCCTTGCCGTCAGCGTTTTGATATTGCTCACGAAGTAGCACATTTGATTTTGCATGAAGGTATTTCAACGGGAGATCGGGTAACTGAATCTCAAGCTAACCGTTTTGCATCGGCATTGCTTTTACCCCGTTCGGCGATGGCAAAATATTTCCCTCGCCCAATTGGTGGTCGTATCGACTGGCAAGGGCTGAGTCAATTTAAATTGACATGGAAAGTAAGTAAGGCAGCAACAATTTATAGGGCGCATCAGCTTTCTCTCTTAACCGATGCCCAATATAAAACGGCATTCTTCGGTTTAAAGCGCAAGGGGGAAGCAATTGATGAAAAAGAGGATTATTTGATTCCTAATGAAAAGCCTGAGCTTTTTCATAAGGCAATGAAGTTTCTCTTAACGGATCTGTCTGTTGATGTTGAGTACTTAGCCAAGCGTTTGTGTATTACCCCGACGATGTTAGCAGAGTTAGCAAACGATAATACGTTAGATTTTGCCCGAGAAGTCGCTAACGAAAATGTCGTTTCTCTGTCTGCATACCGAATGAATACCGTTTAATCTAGTTGTAAAGAGATCCCGCTTTGGCGGGATTTTTTATGTGTAATATTAAATAACTAATTGATTTATATAAATTTATTTTGAAAAAGGAAAGTTTTAATGAAGATTCGCCTCACAGTGACAGTTAGCGCTTATGGCCAGGGTGATAACCCTTTGTTTACAAGATTGATATTTGTAGATAAAGACCTTACTAATGCGCCTCCGATAGAGGTTTTTGTGGAAGGATTACAAATGGAGTTGCTTCCTGATTTTCAAAAAGAAAACAGTAGTATTGCAAGCATTGCGGTTGAATCAATTGTGATTATTGACAGCGGAAAAAGCGTCGCGCATACAGTCTGGCCGAAGCCTGATAAAAAAGGTGCATAAATCTGCATTCATATGTACAAAATTTAGGATGGTAATTTTTCAAGAGCAGACCAGATGGGTGGGTCTTCCGGTGGTCTGCACATTTGCACAAAAAAGCGGGGTTTCTGCGTGCGTGCGGGCGAGGCGGGGAGTTGGTGATACCTAAATCCCCTACAGTGACAAAAACCATAAAACGCAAACACGCTATTTGTTATCAACAAACCGCAGGTTTGTATTTATGCGAATGATAACCAGGAAGAAACCCGCCTTTACTGGGCTGTATCAGACAGGCGTACTGACTCGCATAGCTGCTGTAAAAAGTCCTGATGGTGGCGGCTTGCGATTGTTCAGTTTGTGGGGGAGGCAAGGATATAGCTGTGTTTGTGAAGGCTGCTCGCGGAGGAATCCGCGAGTGGTCTGGTCTCGACTACCTTGCTAACTTCTGCGCGAGCTGCGGAATCAGCCTCTGGGAGATTCACAACAAGGTCACAGAAAAACCGCCGCAGTGATATATAATCCCCTCCACACAAGAGTGGGCTTGTGTCGAAGTGGAGCCTCTCCCTCCGGCTTTACATGTAAAATGCGCATTAGTGAACTTTGGACGCAAGGGAAACAACAGTTGGTATAGTATATGAATAAAACATTACTTCTGGTTTGCGCTGTTCTTATATCAAACTTGGCACTTGCTGTAGAAAATAAAGAAGAAATAGTGCCTGTGCGTATAAGTTGCCCTTTCCCTTATTATCCAGCTTCTGCTATGGCTAATAAGATTAGCGGCACTGTAACATACTCTGCCGAAGTAAATGAAAAAGGAGAAGTTACTTCTGTTGATACAACTGGCACTGAGATCTTTTTTAGAGAAACTAGATCAGCAATCCGGAAATGCAAGTTTGAGCCAGGAAGACCGGGCATTGCCCGTGGAACCATAAGATTTAGGCCGTATCAACCGTAAGAGCTCCTAACTTTTTGGGGAAGTTACCTCTGGAACTATGCTTCGCAAGAAGATTTAGATGCACATGACATGTTTTATCTATTTCCTGCATAGATTATCTGGTTTTTCTTGCATATGTATGGCGATAAACCTTGCTATTGTATTGGCATTTGGGCTTTACCTACAGGCGCGCTCAAGCAAAACATCATGTACCCGCTTCAGTGGGGCTTTTCGCATATGCTCATTTTGCATTTATCCCCAAGGCGAGCGATTATTACCTCGTCAGCCTGAACACCTGATACCTGTTATCCGGCTCCAAGTGGGGGCACATGGCGCACAAAACCTTAAAGCAATTCCTGTCACCGATGGCGAAAGTCACCGGATATTTTCTGCATTCACCATTTGGCCTCTGCGGAGGTGAAGCGTGAACATTCCTCAAGAAGGCATCAAACTCCATCGCGGTAACTTTTCGGCTATTGATGAATACCTACAGCCATATCTGGCGAATGGCGATACCTACTGACTAATACTCAAGCCGCGGCGTGAAATATGCAAAGGATAAGCAGGTCGCGCGCTGTGGCAATGCCGTCCCGCCGCCGTTTGCTGAGGCGTTGGTGAGGGCTAATTTACCTGAATTATGTCAAAAGAAAGACCCGCCACCTGATATATATTATAAAGCTGAGAATGCAACTGTGTTTGAAATTTGTTGAATGAAATTATTGAAGTGAATTTATGTGGCGCGCTTATCATTATATAGCTTTAGGTTAAATTATTTGGAAAACTCTCAATTTGAAAATAGTTAAATCTTTTCTCCATTAAAGCTGCTATTGTCTCTTATGAAAGGGACCCATCAGGTACCAGAGCCTTCTGGTACTTGATTTTTAAGTCTATCGCTTAGGGAAGATTGAGGGTTTGCCATGGCTAATGATTCACGAGGAAATGAAGTGATCTTCAATCGTGCATATCTAAACTTATGCTTTAAAAACAAAAAATTAAGCCCGTTGGTTATAGTGGGGAAAATTAAAGAACACAATATTGTTGAATGTTTTTCTTTTGGTCTTAAGGGTACGATAGATATTGAGTCAAGATGTCTTTTTTTGCGTTATAAATATCCGTGGCCAGATTTTGAAATTGAACTGGTTAGAAAAAAAGGAGGTGATTATGAGTTCATGCTCTTTCATAATTATTTTCTTAAGGGTATTGGCAATTAAGACATTTATAATGCTTTTTTAATAAAAATGGATTTCCCTAGACTATATGACTTAGGTGTCTTTTTTCTTGAACCTGTCTATAAATAACATTCAAAGAGTATGGCGTACTTTCCGACGCTTCTATCAAATAATTGTAGTGTCGCTAAACACTTATATTTGGCCTCCATGTAATTAAAAAATGTACTTCTAAATGACTCTTTTGAACTCACATGAGTTGGTTGAATTTTGTTCATCGCGACCTATGCTCCTGTCCATATATAAAGCTATTGTCTAAAAAAAACCATAAAATCAACCCGCTACGGCGGGTTTTCTTTTCCCATTCCTGACAAAAATTAACGTTTTGTGCTCTTAAGATATTGAACATTCAGTAAGTTAGGTGTACTGTTTATTTATACAGTATATCGAACGGGGGGGTGATACCATGAGAATCGAAGTAACCATCGACAAAGCTAAAAAACTGCCTACCGGTGCTGAACCAGCGTTAGAGGCCGAATTCCTGCGGCGATTAAATCAAAAATATGATGATTGCAAATTATCTATTCGTCGCGCTGGTGCTGATGGGCTCAGTGTTTTCGGCGGCGTAGATGGCGATAAAGAAACTATTGCAGAAATTCTCCAGGAAACATGGGAAAGCGCCGACGACTGGTTTTATTGATAGACCTTTTTGGTGACTGGCATTTCCCAAAGTATCGCAATAAGCGTGTCCCTTTGATGCTGTCGCCGGACTATATTTTTGCGTCTGTATGTCGCTCAGGGGGATGAAGTGGAGCTCGATATCGCCGAAGTGGTAGACATAATCAGGCAAGGCGGGAAGTTTTTAATTTCGAGTGAGGAAGGAAAAATAACCGGGCTCGAAAAGGTAAGAAAAAACCAGTTTTTGCTGACTATTGAAGAATTTAAAGAACTGTCTAAAGATGCTGGTTGCATTGACGAAACCGAGAATAAGCTGCAATAATTTAGCTGCCGCCTGAACAACGGCAACGGAGCATCACAGCGCCACGGAGTGAAACCCATGGCGCAACAATTACACCTGATAAAACAGTCTCAAGGAATTCTGATCCCTGCAACGCAGGAGACCAGTGATTTCCTGCAATCAAAATGCAAGCTCGGCGCCGTTCTGGAAGCTGACTATAAGCTTGTCCGCAACCCGGCGTTTCATCGCCGCTATTTCGCTTTACTCAATCTTGGCTTTGAATACTGGGAACCTACTGGGGGAGCGATCTCGTCTAACGAGCGCAGGCTTATCACCGGTTACGCCAAATACCTGGCTGCATACGGAGGTAATGAGTCGGCATTGCTTAATGCTGCCGAGCAATACCTCGACCGCATAGCTGAGAAGCGTGCCGGCAGCATCAGTATTTGTAAATCCTTCGACGCTTACCGGGCATGGGTCATTGTCGAAGCTGGACACTATGACGCCATACAGCTGCCGGACGGCACGCTAAAAAAACACCCTCGCAGCATTTCTTTCGCCAGCATGGACGAATGCGAATTTCATGAACTGTATAAAGCATCGCTGGATGTTCTCTGGCGGTGGATCCTTTCGCGTTCGTTCAAAAGCCAGCAGGAAGTAGAGAACGCCGCAAACCAGCTTTTGAGCTTTGCGGGGTGATGCTTATGAAATATTCATGGTTTCACCATAGCGACTGCACCACGCAGCAGGCTGAAGAGCTGATGGCGAAATATCGCCAGCGGGGTGTGAGGGTTGAGCGCAGCCTGAATCAGGACTTAATCACCTGGACCGTCAGTGCGCAACTGGTGGAGGAAAAGAACCCACCACGCCCTGATTCTCGGTGGCGCAACCGGATGTGGAGGTGATTATGGCTAACCTTTGCAAAGCGGCGCGTGGTCGCGAATGCACCATCCGGATTCCCGGGTACTGCAACGGCAACCCGGAAACCAGTGTGCTGGCACATTACCGGCTCGCTGGCACCTGCGGCACAGGATACAAGCCTGACGATACTCAGGCGGCTATCGCCTGCAACTGTTGCCACGACTTGATCGACGGCCGGAAGAAAACAACCGATTACACCTATGACGAACTGCGCCTGATGCATGCAGAAGGTGTGCTCAGAACACTGGCCATATGGAAAAAAGAAGGGCTGGTAAAAGCATGAACATGAAGACAACTGAATGTATCCGCCAGCGCTGGTTACGGTTGAACATCGTCCGCTATCGCGGGTCGTTCCCGGTGGCATATCGCATCCTCAGAAACCAAATCCGCAATCAGAAAGCAGGGGCATAATTGTGAAACTTGAAGCATTACCAAAATTTTTCTCACCAAAATCGATGATGCCCGGTGCAGTACCATGCGGAATAACGTCTGAGACCCTGACGATTACCGATGTCATGGCCGCGTTAGGCCTGGCAACATCAAAATCAGCGATAGGTATCGAGCTTTACCTTGCAAAAGCCGGTGTTCTGGAACCTGACAACATAATTGCCTTCATTGGCGAACTCGCCATTCAACGCGCCGGCAGGAACCGACCCCTGCAGGCGATGGAGGAACAGCAGCGCACGGAGTTCTTGCGTGTAATGGCTGGTTACGTGTTCCGGGATTATTCGCTTAGCGCTGCCAGTCTGGTCACATGTAGCAGTTGCGCTGGATCTGGTTTTATTGACGCCGAGGTGTTCACCAACAAAGTGTCTTATCCGGACGGAAAGCCTCCGAAATGGGTAAAAGTAACTAAGGGGATCTCGCCATCGGACTGGGAAGAAGTTAAGGCCGTTCGTGAGCAAGTAAAAGTGATATGCAAAGCGTGTAATGGGAAAGGGCGACTCAAAAACGAATGTCGGTGCCGGGGCCGCGGAGAGGTACTGGATAAGAAAAAATCAGAGCTTCAGGGACTTCCGGTTTTTAAGCAATGCCCCCGCTGCACTGGCCGCGGCTATCCCAGATTAAAAGACACGGAGGTATTCAAGGCTCTAGGTGTGACCGAAACTACCTGGCGAAGAAACTTCAAATTGTTCTTTGAGCGTCTGGTGGAGTATTGCCACGTCGAGGAATCCTTCGCAGAAAAGATGCTTGAGAAGGTAACGAGATGATTTTGCAGCAGGCTATTGCAAGCGTGGCGGAAATTGGCTAATCTCATTCCAACGATGGGTTAATTCGCCCATGACGTTACAGATCTTAAAACCTCGCTTCGGCGGGGTTTTCTGTTATGCGCTTTCGTTGACTCATTTCTTTTCAGCATGTAGATTTGATAGAAATTCTGTTTTGGGAATGAAGAGGCGGCTCCCAAAAATTAACCGCCAAGTTGGTCACTTCGGCTTAGGACTGGGACTCTAACCATGCCGGCTGAGAGGTCGGTGCTAACTCAAACCACTTATTAATGTCGGTAGTTTTTTTATTTCACCAATGATACGACAATCACACCATGGCCGTAAGCTGACGGGTGTTTATCGTCACGGATAACTTTGACGCCACTTTCAACAATTAGACTGTCCTTGGATAGCTCTTCTGTTAAGAGATTTGCCAAATGATTTAAATCAGTCTTCCCGTCAAGCGAAGTATAGTGGAACTCAACCTTTTCGTTTGCATTGATGTAAGTCGGTCTACCAGTCACATCGGGGTATTGACTCCTGATCTTATCGGAAATCTTTTCCATCGCGTTATATATTGGCATTCCGCCTTGAGAGCATTTTACTTTTACGTTTCTCACTGAATAATCCTTTTTCGATTATGGGAATTCCATTCTATCAGTTCGAAAAACAAACACACAAGGCTGCGCCTTTGCGTGGCCCTTTTCATTTGTGCCGCCAGAACGTCATTCACATTGTGCATTATCGAAAATCCATCTGGCGGCCTTTCTAATTTCCCCTCGCACTGAGAGGACTCACAGCAATAAGAGGGGGTTAAATGTCCGATCCTGTTTCTGCCACAACGATAGCGGCTGGTGGACTGTTCGGCGCCAGCCTATTCGGCTTGGCAACTGGCATTGATTATGGCGTGGTGTTTGGTGCGTTCGCTGGTGCGGTGTTCTATGTCGCAACGGCAGTGAATATTAGCCGCATTAAGCTGGTGGGCTACTTCATCACTTCATTCATATTCGGTGTGATTGGCGCTCCTCTGTTGGGGGCGTACTTCTCAAAGTGGACGGGTTACAGCGACAGGCCGCTTGATGCACTCGGTGCTGTAATCGTGGCAGCCATAGCCATTAAGTTGCTGACGTTCGTTAACAGTCAGGACCTGGGTAGCCTCTTTGGGATTCTCTCTCGCTTACGTGGAGGAGGGACAAGCAATGGTAACAAGTGATCCGAGCGCAATCATCAATGCGGTGATATGCGCTGTAATTGTTGTTGTGCTGATGTTCTACCGACGCGACGGGTCAAGACACCGCCCCATGATATCGCTGATGGCTTACTTCACTGTGCTGGTTTATGCCAGCATCCCTTTCCGTTTCCTGTTTGGCCTGTACGAGTCGTCACACTGGCTGGTGGTGCTGGCGAACATTCTTATCTGCGGCGCGGTTCTCTGGTTCAGAGGGAATGTGGCGCGTCTGGTTGATGCACTGAGGCACTGATGAACAAATCACAATTCCAGAAGGCGGCCGGCATCAGCGCCGGGTTAGCTGCGCGTTGGTTTCCGCATATTGATGCTGTGATGAAAGAATTCGGCATCACAACTCCACTCGACCAGTCGATGTTTATTGCCCAGATGGGACACGAGTCCGGAGGCTTTACCCGACTGGTGGAAAATCTGAACTATGCAGCAGATAGCCTTGTGCCTACGTTCGGTAAACACCGTATCACCGCTCAGCAGGCCGCCGCACTCGGCAGAACGGCAACACAACCAGCTAATCAGCGAGCAATCGCGAATCTGGTGTATGGGGGCGAGTGGGGCAAAAAGAATCTCGGTAATCAGGTTGCTGGTGATGGCTGGAAATATCGAGGTCGAGGCCTGAAACAAGTTACGGGCTTGAGCAACTATCGCAGTTGCGGACAGGCGCTGAAGCTTGACCTTGTTACCCAGCCTGAGCTGCTGGAGCGAGATGGTTACGCAGCACGTTCGGCCGCATGGTTTTATGTCTCCCACGGTTGCCTGCTTCATTCCGGTGATGTTGAGCGCGTAACCCTGCTTATTAACGGTGGCCGCAACGGTCTGGATAAACGCCGTGCGCTCTTTAACCTGGCTAAATCAGTACTGGTGTGAGGTAATTATGGGCATTGAAATGATTATTGGTCTGGCAACTGCGTTGCTGGCCGTTATCGCTGGCGCATTTGGGTTAGGCCATGCCCGCGGGAATTGCAAGGCGGAAACCAAAGCCGAACAGCAGCGAACCGAAGATAATGCCGCTGCCCGCGTCGCCGTGGCGGAACGGAAAGAAGAAGCCACCAGAGAGGCCAGCAATGTACAGCAGACTGTTAGCCATATGCCTGATGACGATGTTGATCGCGAGTTGCGCGAAAGATTTACCCGCCCCAGTGGTGGTTGATACCGCGTGCAGCTGGGCGCGGATCATCTACCTGACTGACCACGATATCGACGCGCTGGACAAGCAGACGAAGCGAGACATCCTAGCGCACAACAAGTCTGTGATAGCGAATTGCCCGAACCGAAACGAAAGGCTACAAAATGAGTGAAGCTAAACAGCAGGACGGCTTTACCGTACAGGTTAACCCTCAGCGAAATTGAGTAGATCAACCTTATTAAGATAATGAATAGCCCCTAAGTCCAAAACCTACTGAAAAAGGTAGGGGTAAACAGAGCTTGTTATGCTATGCCATTACAATCACTTATAGTAGGGTGAGAAAATAATGTGCTTTACCATAAACTTAGGATTAGTTTAATGAATACGTTAACTGGCTTCATAGTTTTTTTAATTATCGCTCTGGTATTTGGATACTTATGCCATATTACGGCGGAGCGAAAACTTTCAAAGGCAAGGGCTGAGCTCAAAGCGGCGGAGGAAAGGGGGAAACCATACTCAGAAGAAGTTGTTAGTTATATGATGGGACAGCCAGGTATAATTGCAATCTTCTTTGCATTCATCAGTTTCCTTTCATTTATTGCGTCAATGTTCAATCTGGTCTACTGGTTTTTCCCATAAAGATCCTGTTGAAAATGTACCTTATCAGCCGTGGCCACCTCTGGGTGGCTTTTTTATGACATAATAGACTCGCTCCGTTTGTCGTTGAAACCTTCCGCTACTGGGGGAGAATCATCTATCTGACTGACACGATATCAATGTCTGGACAAGCAGACCAAGCGAGATATTTTGTGCACAGCAAATCGGACCTGACCAATTGTCCATAACAAACTGAAAAGGCGAATAAATGAGTGCTGTTGAACCGCAGGATGGCAGCACCGTAAAGTGCTCTCGCAAGTTAACTCCTGATGATTTTGAGCGAATGAGTCGCCTGAAAGGAGTGAGCCGTCATTTTTGCAGTCCGCTGGATACGGGCTGTAGCGCGCCCTGATGCTGATTGCTGAGTTGTTTCGGTTATTGAAGCCTAAGAGTGTACTTAAGCTTCAGAAAAGCAGTCAATCAGTTACTTTATAGGTTTACTTTCTGAGGGTAGGAAAATATTTCCGCAGTATGGGCAGATCAATGTTATATCGTTTTTTATTCTCGACAGGCTATGTGTTGACTGGCGAGAGCAGTGAGGACAGGTGCTTTTTACAGGTCTAAGTGTACGTATTTTGTCTTTGAGCATCGACATGGTTTTTATCCTCGTTAGTGATTGCTAACCATACACCTCAGGACAGAAAATAGCTCGCTTTATAACCGTTATTTTTTTGAGGCTACTTCGTTGTAGATGACAACGCACGACTAAAGCTAATCTCGTTAGGTCAGGGCCGTTGCACCTTTCGACGACGGGTAAATCAGCTAACGACATCTTCAAAGATTTTCATTGCGTGAGTGTGTTAACCCTTGGCGGGATAATCATCTGCCTGGACAGACTATTTTAGTGGCATTTGTCGGTTAAAAAGACGAACTGCCATAATTATATGTTCGTTAGTATGAAAAAAAATGAAATACACTACTATCATTGCACCTCCGTCCCCAACACCAGTTTGTCGGAGGTCAGTTGCTCGTTTGGATAAATCTCTCCCGGATGGCTCCTGAGAGTTTATTTAATCGATAACTGTGCATGACAAAAGGCCGCATCTCTTTTGCGGCCTTTTTCATAGCCATCAGAAAGGCCACATTTCGGAGGCACTCCACGTAGGTAGTTTTTTTAATGGCTATAACAATGTGCCTTCGATTGTTACGCATAGGGAGTTAACCCCCGTGGCTTATGCTGCAATTGCAGACGAACGATACACAGCAGGAATGACCTGTGAGCGGATTTACGAATCGGTGAGAACCTCTGTCCCCGCCAAGGGGTAACATAATCAAAAATCCCTGATAGGGGATTACTGAGGACAGTATGACCTTAATCCAGCACATTAAAATGCAGGGAGATGCGATATGTAACAAGGAGGCAGAAATTATAGCTCTTAGGATGGTTAATATTCAGGGGCAGCGGCAAGTACCATGTGATAACAAGCCGCAGTTGGGGGAAGGGAGCTCGGAAACTAGAGTTGTATTTCTGCCAGTATGGCTTAACTGTTAAATAATAACTCAAATTTATTATTTTTGTAGTCAAGCGTGAATGTGCAGTGTTGCAGAAACTCCATTCCAAGAATTGCTTTGAAATGACGCCCATTATCAACTAAAGGTGTTGCATGAAATTCTTGAGAAAAAAGGCGCCCGTCCAATGTTAGGCTCATAATAGCCCTTCGAGAAGTTGAATTAATTGTAGAAGTTCCTCCCTGTACCTGTATTTCTCGAGTAACTGGGAGTTCTAATTCATCAGCAAAATTATTATCGATATAACAAGCGGTAGCACCAGTATCGATCAGAACCATGACTGATTGATGTTTCTCGGGGCTCGGCATGTGGTAATGATTATCTTTGTCAGCTGCAGCAAATGTAACAGCTATCACGGGTACAGCCTTTGGTTGCGGTGTAGTTGAAAGTTCCCCGCTGTCGTTCATAAAGTATATTGGTAAATTAATTGCCATTTCATTTCCTAAAGCAGAACTAATCAGCCAATTTTCTGCCATTACATGTTCGTCTGTGTCCCACCACGGACGGGCCGAGCTATAACCTTACATGCTGAGGTTTCACAGTAACATCCTGATGTTTAACCAGTAGCCTCGCATCTGCGGGGCTTTTGGTATTCGTGATGCCACATGATGAAGAGCTTAAAAATTGAATACGTAGGAGGGAAGCTGGTGGTGATTGAGTATGACGATTTGTCATTCGCATCGCTGCCAGTTTCAGAGTTTCCCATCGACAGTGCCGCTTTAACTCTCTCCAAATTCATGCTTGAGGATGAGTATGCCTCCACGAGCTAAACGACCTTGCCGGCACAGAGGATGCGCGGCAGTGACGAATGATGTCAGTGGATACTGTGAGATCCACCGGCAGCAACACATTGGCGATGGTTGGCGTAACCATCAGAGCGGAAAAAGCCGACAGCAACGCGGATACGGTCGTCCCTGGGAAATCATTCGTGCCTCATTCGTGCCCGAATTCTCGTGCGCGACAAATATCTTTGCCAGAACTGTCGACGTAACGGCATCGCCACCAAAGCCGCCAGCGTAGATCACAAAATCCCAAAAGCCCACGGTGGTACTGATGACGATTCCAATTTTGAATCGTTGTGCTGGCCGTGCCACAGAAAGAAAACCGCAACAGAGAGAACACGATGAAGAATTTAAAAATTGAATACGTTGATGGCCAACTCGTTACCGTTGATGTTGAGGGGATTTCGATGCTCAATGCAGGACTATCGGGCCTGAACTTCAGCCATTTTCTGGGGAAAGAACCGCATCTCAAGTTTGAGGTAGGTGGTGAAATTCCCGAGGGACTGGTTCCCGTTCAACCGCAACCGCAAGAGCCACAGCAAGCGCAAGCGTTCGAAGGCGAGCACCTGCCAGCCGAAAGCGCACCGCGCCATCAGCGTAACCGCAATAAAAATCGCAACCGTAACCGGAGCCATTAATCATGTTCAGTCGTGATGATTTAACTATTTCAATGTACTACGCATCATCCACTGATGCTGAATCAGGTAACAAGCTGGCCACAATGACTATCGAAGTGCGCGATACAACTCCGATTGCTGATCTGGCCCTGATGACACAGCTGCAGTGTGTGACCGATAAGGCGAAAAAGAAAACTTACTCGGTAGGCAAGCAAAGTATCGCCAACGGTTCCGATCCTCTTCTGGTGGCCATTGAAGGCCACTGGCGGACTGGTACGGAGGCGCTGGTCAAAGAGCTGATTGCAGAGGTGATGGATTTCATCGCCGGCAGCGTAGGACAGGAAAGTACCTGGGTTGGACAGTACGGGCTTAAGGTATTTGAGAATGCACCGTTGGCAGAACGTCTCCCGGAGAATGTGCTGCGGGCGGATGGTATTGCGGAGTCAACGGCATCCTGAGGTCACCACCAATGAGGTAGAGGATGAATAATAGGCCCCGTATATATAACAACAAATGGGATAAGGCGCGTTTGTCATTCCTGCGTAAGCATCCGCTGTGTGTGATGTGTCATGAACAGGGCAGAACAACTGCCGCTACAGTCGTTGACCACATTATTCCTCACAAGCTTAAAGATGCGCTGATTTCTTGCGACCTAAGGTTAATCGCTGTAGCTCAAAAGCTTTTCTGGGACAGAAAAAACTGGCAGGGACTCTGCAAATCTCATCATGACTCAACGAAACAGCGAATGGAGAAGCGTGGCACCGTCATTGGTTGCGATGAAAGCGGTGTGCCGCTTGATCCGAATTCCCACTGGTTCAAATGATGATGGTCCTACGGGGGGAGGGGGGATCTAAACTTCAGCGCCCTGACCCCAAATGACCGCCGCTTGTCCTTTGTGTGCACAACCGCGAAATGAAAAGTTTTTTTCCTGGAGGTTCTGATGGCCGGACGACGCCCGAAACCGACACACCTCAAAGTGGTTACCGGCAATCCGGGCAAACGAAAACTCAACGATAAGGAACCCACGCCAGCGAAAGAAATCCCGAGTCCTCCGGCCCATCTTACTGACTGGGGAAAAGTAGCCTGGGGACGGTTGACTGTTCTTCTTGACGGGATGGGGGTTCTCACCGTCGCGGATACGCTGGCGCTTGAACGTCTCTGCGATATCTATGCCGACATCCTGCAACTGCGTGACACGATTGCGGTGGAAGGCAGAACCTATACCGTCCAGACCGATGGCGGTTTTTTGATTAAGGCTAATCCGGCGGTTTCAATGCTGGCTGATGCCGACCGTCGTTTTAAAAGCTACCTGGTAGAATTCGGTCTGACGCCGGCGGCAAGGACGAAGGTGAAAGTTAATGGCGAAACCCCCGAAGAGGACACGCTCGACAAGTTCTTCGGTTGATCCGGCCACGCAGTACGCGCTGGACGTGACCTCCGGAAAAGAGTTGGCGGGGCCGGACATTCGTAATGCCTGCAAGCGTCATCTTAAGGATCTGGATTCCTGCCATGCGCGTGGGCTCAGTTGGGACGCTGAGGCGGCACTGCGTTCAATTGATTATTTTGCCAAAGTGTTGAAGCTTAATGGTGGTGATTTTGAAGGTGCCCCTTTTGTTCTTCTTCCCTGGCAGTGCTTCATTGTTGGCTCCATTTTTGGCTGGAAAAATTCGAAAGGATATCGACGCTTTCGCATGGTTTATGTGGAGTCCGGGAAAGGTTCCGGCAAATCACCGCTTTCTGCAGGGATCGGTCTTTACTGCCTGACAGCGGATAAAGAGCCGCGTGCTGAAGTTTATGCCGCGGCGACGAAGAAGGACCAGGCGATGGTTCTTTTCCGTGATGCGGTAGCGATGGTCGATCAATCGCCGGCGCTTTCCGCGCGCATCCAGAAATCAGGCGGTGCGGGAAAAGAGTGGAATCTGGCATTTCTGCAGGCAGGCTCCTTCTTTCGTCCAATCAGTTCTGATGATGGTCAGTCGGGACCTCGTCCCCACTGTGCGCTCATTGATGAGGTCCATGAGCACAAAAGTAACCAGGTCGTGGAAATGATGCGAGCCGGTACTAAGGGGCGTCGGCAGGCTCTTATTTTCATGATAACCAACAGCGGCCACGATAAAACCAGCGTCTGCTTTGACTACCATGAGTACGGGCGAAAGGTCGCTGAAGGCTCGATTGAAGATGATAGCTTCTTCTCCTTTATCTGTTCTCTGGATGAGGGAGATGATCCTTTCAAGGATGAAACCTGCTGGAAAAAAGCTAACCCATCGTTGGGACATACCTTTGACGAAAACTATCTTCGGGAGCAGGTCACTCAGGCCCGGGGCATGCCATCGAAAGAGAGCATTGTTCGCCGGCTTAATTTTTGCCAGTGGGTCGATGCCGATAATCCATGGATGAGCAGCGACGTCTGGATGGGATGCGAAGAAGCTTTCGACATTGACGAACTGGAAGGTGAGGAGTGTTACGGCGGTCTGGACCTTTCTGGTTCTCGTGATTTGACCGCGCTGGCGCTATTTTTCCCTAAGCAGCGGAAACTGCTGGTGGAGTTCTGGACACCAAAAGAGACGTTGCTCGATCGGGCAAAAACCGACCGGGTACCTTATGACGCCTGGGCTCGTGATGGCCATATTCACACCACGCCGGGAAAGGCAGTGAAATATGGTTTTGTCGCTCAACGAATAGCCGATCTTTCACAGCAATTTCACATCATTGCGATTGCCTTTGACCAGTACCGTATTAAGTACCTTGAACCTGAGCTGGAGGAGGCATCAGTTTCTGTCCCGCTTATTCCTCACGCGCAGGGCTATTACAAGGCAAAAGACTCCGGGTTGTGGATGCCACATTCCATTGAACTCTTCGAGGAGTTGCTTGATGACAGCATCGTCATTATCAAAACCAACCCCTGTCTGCGCTGGAACGCTGCTTCAGCGGTGACTGAGGCAGACCAGAAAGAAAATCGCATTTTTGCCAAGAAGAAGAGTACGGGCCGTATCGATGGTGTGGTAGCCAGCGCTATGGCGATCGGCGCTGCTGAAGGTTACGAGGACGACTCTGGCGATATCGATGATTTTTTCAGTAATCCAATCATAGTGTGAGTCACCATGAATAAAGAGAAGAAACCCGGTCGGATAAAAAGTGCCGTCCGCCGGTGGCTCGGTATGCCGATATCACTGACGGACGGAGAATTCTGGTCAGCCTGGGCTGGCGGTGAATCGGCGGCGGGCAAAACCGTCACCGTTGATAAGGCGCTTCAGCTGTCTGCTGTCTGGTCATGTGTCAGGCTGTTATCGGAAACCATCGCCACGCTGCCGGTTGGCTTTTATGAAAAAACATCCGACGGGCGTCAGAGTGCAAATGAACATCCGCTCTATGAGCTTCTGCATAATCAGCCCAATGCTGATATGACGGCGGTGGAATTCTGGGAAATGATAATGGCCAGCCTGTTGTTGTGGGGAAATGCTTATGCCGAGATTGACCGTACCGGAAAGCGTATTACGGCGCTGGTACCACTACGGCCTGAGCGTATGAAGGTGGAACGAAGTCGCGAGGGTGAGCCCATCTATACCTATCGGGATGGAGCAGGCGGCGGAACCCGGAATATTAAAGAACAGAACATGATGCATATCCGCGCATTCAGTACGAATGGCGTGATGGGTCTCTCGCCAGTGAGTTATGCCCGCCAGACCCTGGGGATGGCAATGGCAACGGATGAAGCCAGCGCGAAGGTATTTAAAAACGGTATGCGCCCAAGCGGCATCCTTTCTATGGAGCAAGTCCTTAAGAAAGAGCAAAGAAACGAGGTGCGGGACAGCCTGACTGAACAATTCGCTGGATCGATGAATACCGGGAAAATGATGGTGCTGGAAGCTGGAATGAAGTTTCTTCCTGTGGCTATGAATCCGGAGGATGCCCAGATGCTCCAGACCCGGGCTTTTAATATTGAGGATATCTGCCGTTGGTTCAGGGTCTGGCCGGGGCTGATTGGTCATAACGCCCAGGGGCAGACGATGTGGGGGAGTGGGGTGGAGCAGATGTTGATTGGCTTTCTGACTTTCTCTCTTCGCCCCTGGTTGACCCGCATCGAGCAGGCCATCCGTAAAAATCTTCTGGCGCCAGGTGAACGCAATCGGTACTTCGCTGAGTTCTCAATTGAAGGGCTGCTTCGTGCGGACAGTGCCGCTCGTGCTGCGTTTTATTCAACGATGACTCAGAACGGGCTGATGTCCCGTAATGAAGCCCGACAGAAAGAAAATCTGCCACCCAGACCTGGTGCCGATCAACTTACCGTTCAATCCAACCTGCTGCCAATAGATCTGCTGGGGAAATCTGGCGACGGTGAATCTGCCAAAAACGCACTGCGGGAATGGCTTGGCATTAAATCAGAGGAGACGCCGGAATGTACCGGAAAAACGCAGCCATGAAAGTAAAGGCATTCGATTTTGATATTAAGGCCGTCAGCGATGATGGCCTTTTTTCTGGGTACGGTTCCGTCTTCGATGTGGTGGACAGCTACAACGAAGTGGTTGCACCGGGCGCTTTCCTTGAAAGTATTGAGGAAACCCGGGCAAAGGGCCGAACCTTTCCGGTGCTCTGGCAGCACCGGACAGGTGAGCCGATAGGGAACTGGGATATCTCGACCCTGAAAGAAGACAAGCATGGTCTGTTTGGCGAAGGGGCACTGTGGCTTGATGACGCAGCTTACGCAAAAACCGCCTGGCGGGGCATGAAAACCCGGGCAATTACTGGCCTTTCCATTGGCTATTACGTCCGGGAGTCAAATTACGATGAGAAAACCCGGATCCGCACATTAACAAGGCTCGATCTGGTCGAAATTTCCATCGTCACTGTACCAGCCAACGATGACGCCCGCATTGACGTCATTAAGTCGAAGTTGTCCCACGGCGATCTTCCTTCACTACCTGAATTTGAGGGGCTCCTGCGTGAGGCAGGCTTCTCTAAAACGCAGTCCACGGCGATCGCCTGTCGCGGCCTGTCATACCTGCTTGACCGGAGTGAGTCCGGGGGCGAAGACGGCGAAACCAAATCGGCTATTGCGGCGATGAGCCAGCAACTGTGTCAGTTTTCTCTCCCTAAAATTTTCTAAGGAAAAGATATGTATCAGAAAAAATCGGCTGAAGACCAGCCGCAAACCATCGGCGAAATTTCGGCTCAGCTCTCTGCCGTTATGGACCAGGTCAAAAATTTTGGCGAAGACGTGAAGCGAAAAATGGAGACGGGCGAGACGGTCTCTCAGGAGCTTAAGCAACGAACAGATGAAAGTCTCAGTCAGCTCAGCGAGCTGAAAGAGCGCCTGACCGAACTGGAGCAAAAAGGTGCCCGCCGCCAGGACGATACCCCGACGCAAAGGAAATCACTCGGTCAGTTGGTGGTTGAAAGCGAAGAGTATAAAGGTATGGACAGCTCGGCCCGCAAAAGTATTCGTGTGAAGCTGGAGCAGAAAGACATCATGAACGTGCCGGCAACAACCGGAACGGGTGTCAGTGCAACTAACAGCCTGGTCGTCTCTGATCGTGTTCAGGGCATTATTGCCCCGCCGGAACGCACTCTAACCATTCGTAATCTGCTTATCCCGGGCAATACCGCATCCAACGGTATTGAATTTGTTCAGGAGACGGGGTTTACGAATAATGCAGACACTGTTCCGGAAGGTGCCCTGAAACCCAAATCTGACATCAGGTTTGACCTGAAAAATGCACCAGTTCGCACCATCGCCCACCACTTCAAAGCATCGCGTCAGATCCTGGACGACGCCCCCGGGCTGGCCAGCTATATCGATGGGCGTGCGCAATATGGCCTTCGCTTTAAAGAAGAGTTGCAGCTTCTGAGTGGTGATGGTACCGGCGCGAATATTCTCGGTATTTTGCCGCAGGCAAGTGAATTTGCGCCTGCACTCACTTTGTCCAATGCCACGCCGATTGATCGTCTGCGTCTGGCTGTTTTGCAGGCCGTTCTGGCGGAATATCCGGCGTCTGGTTTTGTGCTGAACCCGATTGACTGGGCTGGCATTGAACTGACCAAAGATAACGAAGGTCGTTACATTATTGCTCAGCCGGTCAATGGCGGTGTTCCACGTATCTGGGGTCTCCCTGTTGTGGAAACGCAGGCCATGGTGCAGAACAACTTCCTGACGGGGGCCTTCAATATGGGGGCGCAAATCTTTGACCGTATGGATATCGAAGTTCTGCTATCCACCGAGAACGAAGACGACTTTGTTAAAAACATGGTCACCATCCGTGCGGAAGAGCGTCTGGCACTGGCTGTGTATCGCCCGGAGGCGTTTGTCACCGGTACTGTGACAGCGCCATAACCTGTGAGCCGGGGCCATCTGTGTGGCCCTTTTTTTATTCAGAGGGTGTGATGAAAACGACTAAGAAAGCAGTGAGTGCGGAAGCCATAGTCTCTTCAGAAGCGACAGCAGAATCGGCACCGGGAATGGTCTCAGTCCAGCCCCTTCGCCGTTTTATGGATGGCGATGTATTCCGTACACCACAGGATGAGGCATTTACCGTTTCACGTCAGCGGGCTGCGGATCTGAAGGCGAATGATCTGGTGGCTCTGGTGGGGGATGCTCCGGATAACAAAATGAGCCCACAACCTGATACGAAGGGGTAATTCGATGCCAGTGATCCACACTGAAATAGCGATGGAGCATCTGCGGGTGGATGACGAACTGGAGAAGACGATGGTTGAGGGCTATCTGTCAGCTGCTGAAGATGCGGCCATGGAGTTTTTAGATCGTCGTTTTTATGCGGATGAGCAGGCGCTTGTAGCTGCAGTAGAAGACGGAAGCGCTGGAGAACGCCCCATGGTTATCAGACCTTCTGTACAGAGTGCCGTCTTGCTGATCCTCGGTGGGCTTTATGCACATCGTGGTGACGATTCTGCTGGTGGTGCAATACCAAAGCAGGCGCGCTGGTTACTGGAGCCTTTCCGCACAGGCATGGGTGCCTGAAAGAATTGCCCGGAAACAGGAAACGATTATGGGTAGCCTTCATGCTGGCGAGCTCAATAAACGCATCATCCTGCAACGTCAGGAAAAAAGCCGCGGTCCTCTTGGTGAAATTATTTCCGGGAGTATCGCTAATGTTGCCACCGTTCGGGCAAAAGCGGAGCTGAGATCAAACCGGAAAATAAGGACGCTGGATCAACAGCAAGTTGCCGAGACCTGGCTGTTCACTCTGCGAACCCGGCCTGATGTTCAGATTGACTGGCTTATAAGGTGGAATGATGCGGTTTTCACCGTCGTCTCTGTTGATCGCAGCCATCCTGACCGGGTGGAAATAAAAGCAGAGAGGGATACGAGACATGATCGAGTTGGCGATTAAAACCGCGCTGGAGCGCATTACCGGCATGAATGCTTATCCGCTTTTACTGCCGGATACGGTCCAGGAAGGGGTGACCTTTCAGCGTATCTCTGACCCGGAAATGTACTCGGGAACATTGCGGACGGGGATCGTGTCTGCCCGTATCCAGGTGAATCTGTACCGTGTTGATGATTACACCTCATTGCTGCAGCTGGATAAAAAAATCTGGTCGGAATGGAAGTCAATCGTTCACGGCCAGCTGGAGGGTATCCCGGTTCAGTATGTGGAGCGTGGTGGTATCCAACAGGATAAAACGACGCTGACGAACCGCAGCATCCAGTACCGCCTGATTCGTGATTTCATCATTCACTACGTGGAGGACTCATCATGATCCGAATGGAAGTGAAAGGGCTGGATGAGCTGGAACGGCAGTTAACCGCTTTGGGGGAAAAGGTCGCGACGAAGGTGTTACGGGATGCCGGTCGTGAGGCGTTAAAGGTTGTCCAGGAGGATATGAAGCAGCATGCTGGCTTTGACAAGGAAAGTCCCGGCCCTCATATGCGCGACAGTGTAAAAATCAGCTCAAGGAAGGGATCAGCTAAGTACCGCAGTACCGTTGTCACACTCCGGGTCGGACCGAGTAAAAAGCATCATATGAAAGCACTTGCGCAGGAGTTTGGCACCGTTAAACAGGTGGCTCAACCATTCATCCGACCGGCGCTGGATCACAACGTCCAGAAGGTTCTACGCATCCTGGCGGTCGAAATCCGCAACGGCATTCAAAACAGGTAGTGTTCGCTACCATTCATAAAAAAGAGAGAAAACTATGGCTGATAAGAGTTCGCCTGAATATGCGATGTTGCCTGCCGGCACCATCGTAAAATACGGGGAACCCGGCGCTGCAGCATCGGCTCTGAAGCCGCTGGTTAACTGTAAAGCGCTGGGCGCAATGGGGCAGACTGGAGGTTTTGTCGACTGCACTACGCTGCTTGATAAGCAGAAACAATCCATCAGTGATCTGCCTGACGGGCCTGAAAAGTCGCTGGGTTTTATTGATGATCCGAGCAATACGGATTTTGCCGCTCTGCTTAACGCAGCGGAAGCCCGAGAAACTATCCAGCTGTATGTTGAACTACCGAACAAGCGGACGGCGACGATGTTGCTGGCGCTGTCCGGCTGGCAGATGAACGAAATCACCGCTCCGGCGAGTGAGGTCATTCAGATCACCGTGCAGGGAAAGCAGAACAAAATCACCTGGGGCACTGCCAACAGCAGCGGGGCATAACCACATCATTATTGAAGTGACAGCCACCTCCGGGTGGCTATTTTATGGAGAGTAACTAATGAAAGATGACGTTAAATCCCGCCTTCTGGCCCCTGACAGTGATGCAGTTCCTGTCCAATTGTTTGGCAGCGAATTCCATATCAGGCGTCTTACCGCCTTTGAGATGTCAGAGTTTGAAGATAAAGCATCACAGCTGACCGGTCCCGATAATACGCGAGGGCTGATGCTGGAAGCTGCAGGGCTGGTCCTGAGCGCTCTGGTCGACGAAAATGGCCTTCCCCTGCAGAACCTGCCTTCTCCGCTGGAACTGATGAAATCACGCTCCTATGCATCGATAACCGAGGCGATGAGCAAGGTCCAGCGTTTTAGCTACGGTACGCTGGAGGAAGCACAAAAAAACTAATGAACTCCCCCTGGCTTATGGCGGTTTTTTCGCTTGCCGCTCGCATGGGGGAGTATGACCCACGAAAAATTGCCAGTCTTCCTGCAGATATTCTTCTTTACTGGCAGGCCTGGTTCTCCCTGAGCGGTGGTGAAGCTGTTCATCTGTCCGCTCCAGAAACCACTGCCAGCCATTCCCCTTCTCTTGCTGACCAGCAGTGTGCTGATGTTATGAGGATTCTAGGACAATGAGTGATGTAGCCAGCTTATCGGTTGCCCTGCATCTGAATTCAGCTGCATTCCGGTCGCAAATTACCGAGGCATATCAGAACGCAGGGCAGGCCAGTAAAAAATTTAATCAGCAGGCGACAGCACAGGCTAACGAGCTGACAACAGCGATAGCCAAAACCGTCGAGGCCGCAAAAAAAATCGGCGTGCAGGGTGCTAATGATGATCAGTTTGCCGGTGCCACCCGAGGTGCTGGCCAACTGAACTTCGTGCTTCATGAAGTTGCAGCCGGGAGTAATGTCGCCAGCAGCAGCATAATTAATGCACTTATCCCCGCCGTTCATACCTTAAAGGGGCGACTTGACAGTTCGGCAGGAGGCTGGAAGACACAGCAGGATGCAGCCCGTCAGGCAGCTGCCGAACTGGAGTCGGCGGCAAAGGCACAAATTGCGGCGGCACAGGCCGAAAGGCAGTCTGCGCTGAATAAAGCTGCTATCGCTGAAAAGACGATAGCTGCAGCGCAGGCCCAGCGTGAGCAGGCGATTGCGTTGGACGAGTATTACGCGAAACAAACCGAAGTTAATAAGCTGTACGGGCTGAATGTCAGCTATCAGGATGAACACCTGAAGAATGAGCGGGCCATCATTGAAGCGAACCGTCTTGAGGCCAGCGGGCTTGAAAAATTAAAAGCCGCCAAAGCGGTTGTTGTGACCGCTGATGCCGCCGAAACAGGTGGAAAGGCGGCACTAACAGCAGCAACAGAAGCTGCTGCTGCGGCAAATACCCAGCTTACTGTGACCCAGCGTATTGCAGCGACCAGCAGCCGGGCGCTTAGTTCGGCGATGAGTCTGCTGGGTGGACCTGTTGGTATTGGCCTGTCGGTGCTTGCTGCCGGTGGCTCAATGATTTACAGCGAGTTTAAAAAATCCGAGGAGCAAACAAAAAAACTGAATGCGGCGCTACTCGGAACGAGAACGTCAGCTCAGTTATCTCTCACTGAACTGAGAAGCCTCAATGCTCAGCTTGGTGGTACAGAACATTCCCTTTCTGCTGTGGTCGCTACGGCAAACGGTGGTTTCAGTGGTGCATTGCTGCATGAAGTTGCATCTATTGCGACAGCCTACGCTGAAGCCGGTGGGAACGCTGAGGATCTGGTCAGCAAAATATCTGCCCTGAAGGGAGACCCGCTTAATGCGATGGCCCAGCTGACAGCCCAGGGCATTTCGCTGAATGAATCCATTGTCGCACAGGTTATCAGCCTGACGAATAAAGGGGAAACAGCGAAAGCAACGCAGCTCATCATGGAACAAGCTCTTGATGCGGAAAGCGTTAAGCTGAAAGAGCTGGCGGCACATGCGGAAACTTATCTTGATAAGTTAAAAAATCTTGGGCGTGAGTGGGGGATACTCGGAAGTCTTGGTGAAACCATTGCTTTGACCGATCTCCTCACTAAAGACCAGAAAGAGTTTGACGAAAAGACACGCCGCTTTATCGCTACAAGCAAAGCAGGATACGCCGAGGCACAAAGTGACCGTATAAAAAACGCTGCCGGGCTGAAGAGCTACATGGATGCCGGGAGTACCGCAGCAGAAAAGCGTGCTGCAGCGATAAAAAAACTCAATAACAGCATTTACGCATCCGGCTCGCAGGAGTATCAGCGGATCCTGAAAGGGATTAATGATGAATACGACAAGGCCACGAAGAAAGATAAACCCAAAAAGTCTGGTAGCGGCGAGACTGAAGGGCAGCGAATGCTGGAGCAGGCACTGCAACGAAACGCAGTACTGAAAGAACAGGCGCAGACCACTGATACGTTGACAGAATCCGAACGACAGCTGGTCGCCTTTAATGAAAAACTCTCCGGGCTGAAGGGTGAAAACCTGACCAAAAGCCAGCAAAGCCTGGTGAATATGCAGGACCAGATCCGGGCGCAACTGCAGTCGAATATTCAGCTTGAAAAAGAAGCCGTCTTGCGAAAAACCTCGCTGAAATATCAGGCTGAAAGCCGTAAGTGGGCTGAAGAGGCTCAGGCTATGCAGCGCGAAGCTGCTCTGAATCTGGAGAAGTACAACCTTTCCGAACAGGAAGCTAGCGACGCAGAAGCCCGTAACGCCATTATTAACCGCTTTAATCAGCGGCGCATTGCGCTGGAGAAAGATTTTACCGATACCACATCGGCTGAATATCAGGCCCGTCTGGCCGATCTGGAGCGGATAAAGCAGCAGGAACTGCAGATTACCGAGCAAAGCGTGCAGGATCGTCTGAGAGCAGAACAGGATTACAGTGCGGGATTCAGGCGTGGGGCGAAGAACTGGACAGATAATGCGCGGGATGCAAACAGCCAGATAGCCAGCTTTACCACGAGTGCCTTTGACAGCATGGCAAGCTCCCTCGCTTCCTTTGCCATAACCGGTAAAGGAAGCTTCAAAAGCTTTACTATTTCAATCCTTTCAGATTTGGCGCAAATTGCCACGCGTATCGCGCTTTCCAGTGCACTGCAGAGTATTTTTGGCATGGTCGGTTCTGCTTTTGGCGGTGCGATCGGAGGAAGTGCAGGTGCGGCAGGAGGTGGAAATACGCCGTCCGGATCGTATGAAGCCGCTGCAGCCACGGTGGAATTCAACGCAAAAGGTGGCGTCTACGATTCCCCTTCATTAAGTGCCTACAGCAACCAGATCCACGACACCCCGCAGTTCTTCGCCTTTGCCAAAGGCGCGGGGGTATTTGGTGAGGCTGGTCCGGAGGCCATTATGCCACTGACCCGAGGGACTGATGGTTCGCTGGGCGTCCGTGCCATTGGTGAACAGTCCTCCGGCCCGGCCCTGTCGGTCATTAAGGGGCTGATTGATATGGCGACACAGTCACTTCTGACCACGATTCAAAGACTTGTCGGAACAGGTTTCAGCACAAGCGCAGAGGGGATCACCGGAATGGGGGCTGCTCCGATGATACCTGCGCCGCGTGCCGCGGATGAGTTTTCAGGCATCCGGGCGACAGCATCCGGCCAGCCCTCAGCGTCTGTTGAAGGGCCAAAAGTCTGGATCACCATTTCTGGCGACAAAACCTCGACTGACAGCACGTCAGGGTTTGAAGAGTTTGGCCAGCAGATTGGGTCGTTCGTCGAGAAAAAATATCGTGAGCTGCAGGCGAAGGATATGCGCCCGGGTGGCGCTATCTGGAGCGCCGTAAGAGGACAACGCTAATGGCCATCGAGATATTCACCTGGAGTCCCCGGGTAAACCCTGCGCAAACCGTGAAGTTTCGCACCAGAAAGGCGGAATTTGGTGACGGGTATACGCAGGTTTCAGGGGACGGATTAAATACCCGGTCACAAGAATGGGAGTTGAGTTTTGTCGGTACTGAGGAGTATATCCGACCGATAAAACAGTTCCTGGACCGGCATGCAGGTACAAAGTCGTTTCAGTGGACTCCGCCGCTTGAAGATGCGGGGCTATTCCGTTGTGAACAATATAAGCCCGTGCCGATGGGCGGCGGGAATTATTCACTTTCAGCCACTTTTATTCAGGGATTTAAACCATGAGTCTGAATGCAAATTACCAGAAACTGGAGCCGGGTGATGAAATTCGGTTGTTCGAAATAGACGGCCGCGCTTTTAATATGGGCGAGGTCTTGTATTTCCACGGTTATAACGTTCCACATTCAGCAGAGGAAATCATCGCCGCCGGTGGGGATGAAGCAGCATTACCCGCGAAAAGTATCTGGTGGCAGGGTATCGAATATAAAGCCTGGCCGTGCGAGCTGGAAGGGATTGAATCCAGCACTTCGGGGAGTGATGCGCAACCGACGCTGCGTGTAGGCAATATCGACGGGTCAATTACAGCGCTATGTCTGTATTACGACGACATGGCGCAGGCGCGGGTCACGATACACGAGACCCAAAAGCAGTATCTCGATGCGCAAAACTTCCCGGAGGGAAACGCGTCCGCAGATCCCACGCAGGAAAAGCGTCGGCTGTATTTTATCGATGCCAAAAATCTTGAAACCGACGAAGAGGTGGAGTTCACCCTATCAAGCCCGCTGGACCTGCAGGGGCTAATGATTCCTACCCGGCAATACCACTCGATTTGCACCTGGTGTATTCGCAACCAGTACCGCAGCGGCGATGGTTGTGATTATGCCGGGACAAAATATTTCGATAAGAACAACAAACCGGTCGATGACCCTTCGAAGGACGTCTGCAATGGGACGCTCTCGGCGTGCAAATTGCGCTTTGGTGAAAACAACGAGCTACCGTTCGGGGGATTCCCTGGCACGTCGTTGATAAGGAGCTGATATGCGCCAGAAAACGATTAAAGCCATTCAGACGCATGCTGCGTCTGAGTACCCGCGAGAGGCCTGCGGGCTGCTTGCTCAGAGGGGGCGTGTTGAGCGCTATTTCCCCTGCAGGAACCTGGCCAGCGAGTCGAATGATAATTTCGTCCTAGCCCCAGAAGATTACGCAGAGGTAGAAGATTGGGGTGTGGTCATCGGTATTGTTCACAGCCATCCGGATGCGACCACTCAGCCCAGCGAACTGGATAAAGCGCAGTGTGATGCTACGCTGCTCCCCTGGCATATCATCAGTTGGCCGGAAGGCGATCTCCGCACCATCCACCCAAGGGGGGAACTGCCGCTCATCGAGCGACCGTTCGTGCTTGGCCATTACGACTGTTGGGGGCTGGTGATGAGTTATTTTCGGCAGACCCACGGCATCGAGCTGCATGACTACCGTGTCGACTATCACTGGTGGGAAAACGATTATCCGGATAACTTCTACCATGATTGCTGGTACGAATGCGGGTTCCGTGAATTTGATGGCCCGCCGCAGCCGGGCGATATGGTCATCATGCAGGTGCAGGCAGATAAGTGGAACCATGCCGGGATTCTGCTGGAAGGGAACATGCTGCTGCACCATTTCTATGGCCACCTCAGCCAGCGAGTGCCGTATGGCGGGTACTGGTTAGACCGAACGATGAAAATCGTTCGCCATTACTCTCTGTGTTAGCCTTCTCTTCATATTCAGGTTTATCCTACAAGGGACTTTAAGTTTTTGACTGAAAAGGAGAAGCAAGTGAGGAATTTTTTAACTGTATTTTTATGCGCTATTTGCCTGGCAGGCTGTAAGCCAGGTAATGATCAGATTACTGATATCGCGAAGAAAGAAATTAAAAGGATAATGAAAGATCCTGATAGTGCCGAATTTACTGATTTGGTAACAATAGAAATAAATGATAGAGATATTGGAAATGGCGCATATTGCATAATCGGGAAAGTTAACGGGAGAAATAGTTTTGGTGCCTATAACGGACCGACCCCCTTTGCTATAACACTGGTTGCTGAGCCTACATTATTGCCATTTATGTCACCAAAGTATTATTTATCCAGTAAAGTATACGTTCGTGATGAGGCCGATACTATTAGGTACATGGCTATACGTAAGCTATGCGGACAGTAAATAACACTAAAACTCGGCTTAACCGGGTTTTTAAATGGAATATATATGCAAGAAACCATGACACGAATAGAGCTTTCTGGCGTTTTGGGAAAAACCTTTGGCAGGCTCCACTATCGTTTAATTAGCACAATTCATGAAGCAAGCGTGGCGCTAGCAGCGACCATTCCTGGGTTCGAAAAATTCATGATTAACAGTAAGGAACAGGGACTGACTTTTGCAGTTTTCAGGGGCAAAAAGAATATTGGTAAGGATGATTTGGGATTTCCTGCTACAGGAGAAGTCATCCGCATCGTTCCTATAGTTATTGGTAGTAAAAAGGCCGGGATTCTTCAAACGATTCTTGGCGCAGTGCTGGTCGTTGTGGGCGCAGTAATGACGTATGTTTCGGGCGGGACGGCTTCTCCACTGGCTGCAAGCCTTATGACCAGCGGCGCAGCCATGATGCTGGGCGGCGTCGTCCAGATGCTTTCCCCTCAGCCCGGAGGTCTAGCCCGCAGAGAATCCCCTGAGAATAAAGCCAGCTATGCCTTTGGCGGTGTAACAAATACCGCCTCACAGGGTTATCCCGTTGGTTTGCTTTATGGTCAGCGGCGAATTGGCGGCGCGATTATTTCCGCCGGAATTTATGTCGAAGACCAGCAATAGATGTTTCAGTAAATAACACCCTCCAGTACAGGCCACCTTGCGGTGGCTTTTTTTATGGGCGTAATATGGCAAATAACATAATCAAAGGGCGCAAAGGTGGCAGCTCAAGCCAGCGCACGCCGACAGAACAGCCGGATGATTTACAGTCCGTAGCAAAAGCCAAAATTCTCATCGCGCTGGGCGAGGGTGAATTTGCAGGTGAGTTAACGGGCAAGGATATTTATCTCGATGGTACCCCGCTATTAAATGCCGACGGGTCAGAGAACTTTTCCGGCGTGGCCTGGGAATTTCGTCCCGGAACACAGGCCCAAAAATATATTCAGGGTATTCCGGGCACTGAAAATGAAATCAGCGTCGGAACAGAAATATCCAGTGAAACCGCCTGGAGCCATACGTTTACCAATACCCAGCTTTCCGCCGTTCGCGTCCGCCTGAAATGGCCATCCCTGATGAAACAGGAAGACGACGGGGACGTAGTGGGAAATACAGTTAAATACGCCATTGATTTACAGACCGATGGCGGTGCCTGGCAGACCGTGCTGGAAACGGCGGTGACCGGGAAAACCACGTCCGGCTATGAGCGCAGCCACCGCATCGACCTGCCGCAGGCAGGGAGTACCTGGACTTTGCGACTGCGGAAAGTCTCGCCGGACGCCAACAGCGTCAAAATCGGCGATGTGATGACGCTGCAGAGCTACACAGAGGTAATCGACGCGAAGCTGCGCTATCCGCATACCGCGCTGCTCTATATCGAGTTCGACTCCAGCCAGTTTAATGGTTCCATCCCGCAAATTTCCTGTGAGCCACGCGGGCGCGTGATCCGCGTTCCGGATAACTATAATCCAGAAACCCGTGAGTATACCGGCACCTGGACAGGTGGCTTTAAGTGGGCATGGACGGATAACCCGGCATGGATTTATTACGATATCGTTGTTTCAGACCGGTTTGGCCTCGGCAACCGCCTGACCAGCGCCAATATTTCTAAATGGACGTTGTACCAGATCGCACAGTACTGCGATCAGCTGGTTCCGGATGGTAAGGGCGGCGACGGCATGGAGCCTCGCTATCTCTGTAACGTTTACGTGCAGGAACGCAATGATGCCTACACCGTGCTGCGTGACTTTGCGGCTATTTTCCGGGGAATGACCTGCTGGAGCGGTGAGCAGATTGTTGTGCAGGCGGATATGCCGCGCGATGTTGATTTCAACTATACGCGGGCGAATATCATTGGTAAACCGCGCTATTCGAGCAGCACCAGCAAGGCTCGCTACACCAACGCGCTCGTCTCCTGGTCCGACCCGGCGAACGCGTATGCTGATGCGATGGAACCGGCGTTCGTCCCGGAGCTGGTTTCCCGCTACAGCTTTAACCAGCTCGAAGTGACGGCCATTGGGTGTACCCGGCAGAGCGAAGCCCACAGGAAAGGGCTGTGGGGCATTCTGACCAACAACAAAGACCGAATGGTTGAGATTGATGTGGGGCTGGACGGTAAAATCCCGCAGCCGGGCTACATCATTGGACTGGCTGATGAACTTCTGGCCGGACGCGTGAACGGCGGGCGTATCAGCGCAGTTAATGGACGGGTGATTACCCTTGACCGGGATACTGATGCAAAAGCTGGTGACCGGCTGCAGCTGAACCTGCCGTCAGGCATATCTCAGGCCCGGACGATCCAGTCAGTTAACGGTCGCCGACAGGTCACGGTTACGACGGCGTACAGTGAGACGCCGGAGGTGGAATGTGTCTGGGTGATTGAATCTGACGATCTGTATGTTCAGCAGTACCGCGTTATCGGGGTCAAGGACAACAACAACGCCACGTATACAATCACCGGCGTGGCCCACGACCCGGATAAATTCCCGCGTATCGATACCGGCGCGATCATCGACCAGCGCCCGATAAGCGTTATCCCTCCAGGGAGTCAGCAGCCGCCGGAAAGCATCGTTATCAGCTCGTATTCTGTGGTGAATCAGGGCATCAGCGTCGAAACGATGCAGGTGCACTGGAATGCGGTGAAAGATGCGATTTCGTATGAAGCGCAGTGGCGACGTAATGACGGTAACTGGATTAACGTGCCGCGCAGCTCGACCACCTCGTTCGAGGTCAGCGGCATTTACGCCGGTCGTTATCTGGCCCGTGTCCGGGCGATCAACGCTGCAGAGGTCTCCAGCGGCTGGGCATATTCAGAAGAGAAAACGCTGACCGGAAAAATCGGTTTGCCGTCGGCACCGCTGGCGCTGACCACCACTTCCCTGCTGCATGGCGTGCAGCTGAACTGGGCGTTCCCGGAGGGGAGTGGCGATACGCAGAAAACCGAGCTGCAGTACAGTCCTAATCCCAACGGCAACGGGGCGATGGCGCTGTCTGATGTGGCGTATCCGGGTAAAACGTATCAGCAGTTGGGCCTGCAGATTGCGGCGATGTTCTGGTACCGCGCGCGGATCGTTGACCGTATCGGCAATGAAAGTCCGTGGACGGCCTGGGTGCAGGGGATGGCCAGCGACGATATCGGTGAGTATTACGATAAGCTGACTGATGCGATCAAGGACACGGACGCCTGGCAGGAAGTCCAGCGGGATATTGAGGAGACTCATAAGGAGCTGCTGGACACCGCCGATGCTATTCGTGAAGAAGTCACGCAGCAGGTTGACGGGCAGATAGAGTCCGTCAACAAGACGATAACGGAGAATATCAACAGCGTAAATCAGACGCTCAGTGACAATATCACGGCAGTCAACAAGAGCATCACCGATGCCGTGAGCGAGATTAATGCCTCCGTTGACCAGCAGATCGCTGACGTTAACAAAACCCTGACCGAGGGGGATGCTGCGTTAAAATCCCAGCTGCAGGCGGTTGAAAACAGTCTGAAACAGTCCATCGCCCAGGCGAATACAGGCTGGGACAAAGCGGTAAAACAGGAAACTGCCGACCGCATTGCGGACGTCAACGCGAAGGCGGCGCAGGCGGCAGACCAGCTGCTGAATGAAAAAAACGAGCGCGTGGCCGCCATTAATAATCTGCAGACGATTATTCAGGACGGCGACGAGTCACTGGCCCGTCAGATTTCTGAAATTTCCGCCGGTAGCGGGCAGCAGTTTGATTCGTTCAGTATCTGGTACTTCGATAAAGACAATGAGGGGTGGACCGAGGACGATGCCGGTCAGGTGCCGATGCAAATCACGGACGACGGCTGGCTGAAAGCACTGAACAGCACCGCCTCCTGCCGTTCGCCCAACGGGCAAACTATTCCGGCTTCCTCCTATCGCACCGTCATGCTGCGTATTAAACGCGTGGGTAATCCGGCATGGAAAGGGCGGCTTTACTGGATTGGTACAGAGGAAACCGGCTGGAGTGATGCCCGCTCGGTGAATATCGCGGAGCAGGAGTTTGACGGCGATGGTATCAGCGTGGTGGCCATCTCCGATGTGAACTGGAATGCATCCGGTACGGTCCGCCGCTTTCGCCTGGATCTGGCTCAGGGGCAGAATGCCGACAACCATTTCCTGATCCACTGGATATCGGTCGGGCGTCCGGCACCGGCGGCCAGTACTGCGGCGCTGCGTAATGAGGAGATGGCGCGGACGCAGGCAGATGAAGCGGAAGCGCTGAAGCGCTCCACGCTGGCGGCACAGATAAGGGGAACGACGGAAAGTAACAGCCTGGCGGATCTGCGTTCCGGCCTGCTGTATCAGGAGATGAGTGCCCGTATCACTGCTGATAAAGCAGAGGTGACAGCCCGGGAATCGCTGCAGACGCAGTTCAACGAGAATAAATCCTCGGTCGCGGAGGAGCTGAGTTCCCTGTCGACCGCACAAAGCGCACAGGCCAGCAAAATCAGCGGGCTGGAAACCAGTCTGGGTAAAAAAGCCGATGCAACCGCGCTGCAGTCCCTCACGCAAAAGGTTGAACAGCAGGGCACCACGTTAACCAGCCAGGGGAATTCGCTGACCTCGCTGTCTAACCGCGTCGGTAAAACAGAGTCGGGCGTGGCCGCAAACAGCAACGCCATCACGGGCCTGCAGTCCAGCGTCAGCCAGCAGGATAAAACGCTGACCAGCCAGGGCAGCGCGATCGCTAAACTGCAGAACGACCTGACGACAACCAATTCAAACGTCAGTACAAAGGCCGATGCGAGCGCGGTCACGGCGTTAACCAACCGGGTATCCGCGACGGAAGGCAACCTGACCACACAGTCTGGCCAGCTGACGATGCTGAAAAACACCCTGGCTGAAGGGAGCCTGATTAGTAACGGCGGCATGGATGTGGATCTGTCGTTCTGGGAGAACTCCGGTACCGGCTCGGCATTCACGTATGATGCAGGTGAAAAAGCGCTGAGAACGACAACCGGCTCTGTTCGGGTTGCCAACGTGACGCGTATCCCCGCTGAGGCCGGGCTGACGCTTACCGTCTCATTTGAGTACAAAACATCGGAAACGATGAACAGCGTATCGTCTGATACCGTTGGTGTGATAACTGATTTGGGCAATCCTGTCGCCTGGCTATCCTCAGAATCCCCGTGGCTGAGTGGCGTGACGACCAGCTGGCAGACGAAAACCGTGGAGCTGACCATTCCGGCAGACTTTACCGGGAATTATGTCTATCTGCGGTTTGCCGCCGGGGGCTGGGCACCGTCAAACAGTGCGCGTCTGTATATCCGTAAAGTCGACGTTTTTTCGTCGACCGGGGTGTCGAAGAAGGCAAATGCCTCTGCCGTGACTGACCTGACCAGTCGCGTTGACTCAGCGGAAGGGAAGCTGGCCAGCCATAGCCAGGCAATCACAAAGCTGCAGAATGACCTGACCACCACGAACTCGAATGTGAGTAAAAAGGCGGATCAGAGCGCGCTGACGTCACTGACCGGGCGAGTGGAGAAGACGGAAAGTGGTCTGACTGCAGCGAACAGCAATATCACTTCCCTCAACAGCTCAATTAGCGCCGCAAAAGCAGCCGGGGATGACTATATACCTAACCCGGCATTTGATCCTTCTTACGACCGCATGGGGTATGACGTCGTATCATCCGGCGCTGCTGGCGTGCCCGGGGATTGCCCGTTTGCGTACGTGGTTCGTCTGGCAGGCCGCGATCATGTCCCAAAAATAAACAACATTGCTGTCACACCGGGTGATGTCTTCGAGATGTCGGCCCTGGTAGCCTGCGGCGCCGGTCAGGCCGATTTTAATCTCTATATCGCCAGCGGCACCTCTGCGACAGAAGGGGTTAAAGCGAGGCTTTCTGGCGGTAATACGAAAACCACGGCGGCCTGGAAGCGCGCAACATGGCGCTTTACGGTGCCGTCCGACACGAATTTCCTGCGCCCCTTCCTGCAGGTTAACCAGAGTTCACCCTTTGGTACGGTCTGGTATGCAGCAGACTGGCATCTGCGCAACGTCACCGCAGCGAACCGCGCACAGAAAACCGCCGATGCCACCGCGTCAGCAGTGGATACCCTGACCACGAAAGTCACCCAGCAGGGCGATACGTTGTCCAGCATCGGGAGCCGGACGACGGCGCTGGAAAACGGGCTGAAGACGACAAACAGCACCGTCAGCCAGAAGGCGGACGCGAGCGCTGTTCAGACCCTGCAGAACACGGTGACGCAGCAGGGCAAAGACATTACGGCGGCGAACAGCGCGATAACGAAGCTGACCAGCGACCTGTCGACGACGAATGCCAATGTCAACAAAAAGGCGGATGCGAGTGCGCTGCAGACGCTGCAAAACACCGTGGCGGAGCAGGGCAAAACGCTGACAAGCCAGGGCAGCAGCCTGACGCAGCTGAGTAACAGCCTCAATGAAGCTGTTGCTGATGCGGATGCCTCCCGGGCGATACCCGGCAACCTGATTTCCAACGGGTCATTCGAGCGCGGCCAGGCTGCGTTTACTGGCTGGCAGTCAGCGACGTCAGTCATAACGGCATTGTCACCGTACAACGGCACCCGAATCCTCAAGGTGGTGCCGGGCAGTAACGTGGTCTCGCTGCTTCAGAAGATTTCGTTCATAAAGGATCGCACCTACAAAATAGGTGTGTTCACGCGTGTTTCAGGTGGCACGACAATGCCGTCAGGCGCTGCCGGAAATAACAAGCTGCGTATTGGTGAATCCGGCGGACCACTGAAAGAGGTGCAGTTCAATCCCGCGACGCTGCCGACAGGCTCTGTCTGGCAGGAAATTTCTGGCACATGGAAGGCGACGAAAACGGCAGTCCTTGACGTCTCCATTATGGTACTGCTGGCGACGGGTGAGCAGTATTTTGATGATTTCTATCTTATTGACGTGACTGATGAGACCAGTATTGCGGCCAGCGCCACTGCCATCAGTAATCTGACCAACCGGGTAACGAGCGCGGAAGGGAAGCTGGAGAGTCAGAGCAGCAGCATCACGAAACTCACGAACGATCTGGCCACGACGAATGCCACAGTTAACAAAAAGGCGGACGCGAGTGCGCTGCAGTCGCTGCAGAACACCGTGACAGAACAGGGCAAAACCCTGAGCAGCCAGGGCAGCAGCATCACCAGCCTGCAGAACGGGCTGACGACCGCGAACCAGAACATCGCGAAGAAGGCCGATGCGTCAGCCGTCACCTCGTTAAGTAACCGGGTTACCGAAGCCGAAGGGAAACTGACAAGCCAGAGTAACAGCATCACGCAACTTCAGGCATCGCTGATATCCGGCAGTCTGATAGCTAACGGGGGGATGGAATCGGACCTTTCGCTATGGGTGGATTCCGGCACCGGCTCCGCGTTTACGTATGATGCCGGGGAAAAGGCGCTGAGAACGACGACAGGCTCCATTCGTGTAGCCAACCAGACCCGCATTCCGGTTGAGCCAGATACGAAATTAACCGTTACGTTTGAATTTAAATCCTCAGAGGCGATGTCGAATATATCCTCTGACTCCGTTGGGGTTATTTCTGACCTGAATAACCCCACCAGCTGGGTGGTATCCAGTACATCATGGTTAAAAGGGATAACGACCAGCTGGCAGACGAAAACCGTGGAGCTGACCATTCCAGCAGATTTTACTGATAATTTCGTCTATCTGCGGTTTGCAGCGGGCGGCTGGGCGCCTTCCACCAGTGCACGACTTTTTATCCGTCATGTAGTTGTGTTTTCATCAAATGGCGTGGCGGGTAAAGCCGACGCCAGTGTCGTGAATGATTTATCGTCAAAGGTTACTGAGCAGGGCAAGACGCTGGCCAGCCAGAGCCAGGCGATCACAAAGCTGCAGAATGACCTGTCGGGCACCAACGCGAACGTGACGAAGAAAGCCGACGCCACTGCCTTAAACGCGTTATCTAATCGGGTAACGCAGACGGAAAAGGATATCAGCAGCCAGGCTGACAGCATTACCAGCCTGAACAGCTCGCTGAATATTAATGCCCGTAAAGGCTCAAACCCGTGGCTGGACGGAACGTTTGAATCCTACGACGCAAACCACAACCTGGGTGGGTCAGCGCGAGTGGTCACCGGGGTCAGTTACTCGGGCGGCAAATGTATGCGCGTTTCGCGCGCACAGAACACGACAGGCAACAGCGATGATTTAATCGGCTCACGCCTTGCCATTCGCGATACGGCAGTATTCAGGGTTGAATTCTGGGCGATGATGCCTTCCGGAGAAAACCCGTCCAGCGGCTGGGTCACTGTCGTCGGTCTCAACGTCCAGAATGATGCGGGTGCGAACTCATGGCTGGGGGCAGCGAATGTCAGCGAATCAGCGCTGGCCGGTCGTGACAAATGGGTTAAATTTTCCGGCTATGCAAAAGCCACAGCGAAAGGCGCGACGCGCGCAGTGGTCTGGATCTCCACGCGCGGAGCGAACGGCAGCAATACGCCAGGCTATAACCTGTATATCGACGACCTGGTTATCACCGATGTCACCGATGCTTACAATGCGCAGGGCACAGCAGACGCGGCGGCCTCTGCGGTTGACTCCCTGACCACGAAAGTCACCCAGCAGGGCGATACGTTGTCCAGCATCGGGAGCCGGACGACGGCGCTGGAAAACGGGCTGAAGACGACAAACAGCACAGTCAGCCAAAAGGCGGACGCGAGTGCCGTTCAGACCCTGCAGAACACGGTGACGCAGCAGGGTAAAGACATTACGGCGGCGAACAGCGCGATAACGAAGCTGACCAGCGACCTGTCGACGACGAATGCCAGTGTCAACAAAAAGGCGGATGCGAGTGCGCTGCAGTCGCTGCAGAACACCGTGACAGAACAGGGCAAAACCCTGAGCAGCCAGGGCAGCAGCGTTACGTCCCTGAATAACAGCATTGTGGCCACCCAGCAGGATGCGGACGCGGCAAAATCAATGCCCGGCAACATGCTGGCGAACAACTCGTTCGAACGCGGTTTTGACGGCTGGAGTAACTCCGGCTGGAGCACGCTGGCAGCGCAGAACCCGAAGTCCGGCAAATACATCATTCAGGCCACGAAGACATCCAGCGGCTCAACGGCCTGTGACCAGGTGGTGAAGCTGACGGGTGGCCAGACGTACCGCGTGGGTGCCTGGGTGCGCAGGTCTGCCGATATGGCCATCAGCAATGCCAGCAATACCAAAATCAGCATCCGCAATAGCTCAGGGCCGCTGAAAGATATTACGATCCCGGCCAGCGTCGGTACTGCATGGACTTATATCAGCGGCGACTATAAGCCGACGGCAGACGCAGAGCTGATCATCTCTCTGCGCTCCAGCCTGTCTGCTGGTTATCTGTATCTGGACGATGCATTCTGCATCGATGTCAGCGATGAGGTGGCCAATACCGTCAACGCTGCAGCCATCAGTTCGCTGACAACGCGCGTGACCAGCGCAGAGGGGAAAATTACCTCGCAGGGGCAGCAGCTCACCAGCCTGCAGAACAGCCTCGGAAATAAAGCGGATGCCAGCGCGGTCAGTTCGCTGACGACGCGGGTCACGAAGGCTGAAGATAAAATCGAATCAACAGCCAGCAGCCTGACCAGCCTGAACAGTACCGTCGGTACGTTATCCTCGACCGTACAGGCCCAGGGTCAGACGCTGGCGGATACAAACGGCAAGGTCAACTCGATGTACTCCATCAAAGTTGAAACAAATAACGGGAAGAAGGTAGGCGCCGGGATCGTGCTGGGCAGCGATGGTTCCACAAGCGACATGATCCTCTATGCCGACCGTTTCTCGCTGTTTAACCGCAACAGCAAGACTGCTGTGCCGGTGATGATTGCTGAAGGAAACGAGCTGTACATTGATACCGCCCGGATTAAGAACGGTTCGATCCAGAACGCCAAGATTGGCGATATTCAGTCAAACAACTACGTTGGGGGCAGTGAGGGCTGGCGAATCACTAAATCGGGAGCCAGCGAATTTAATAATGTTGTCGTGCGTGGGGAAGTTCATGCAAACAGCGGAAAGTTCACGGGTCATATTGAAGCAACCAGTGGTACGTTCAAGGGCAAGCTGGAGGCGCAGGAATTTATCGGGGATATTGCTATTGCCCGTCGCTACGATGATATGGCATTTCGTCGTAACAACAGGGTGCGCCGTAATATTTACTATCAGAATCGTGGTTATGGAATGACCGTTGTTCTTTGCTGTACGTTGCTAATGGAGTCGCCGGGTATTGATAGAAAATATGGCTACACGGTGGATGTTGTGTTTAATGTAGGAGGGCAGCAGGTCACTCGAAAATACCAAATGATGGGTGATAACGGATTTACAGGGACCATTGCACAGGAATTTCGATTTGCAGCTAACCTCAACGCGGACAATAACAAAGTGAGTTGCTTTGTTGAGGCCCATGGAAATGACGCCAATTTTGACTATAGCTGCAGGGTGGAGAACATCACAGCAATGGCATTCCGGACCAGTAGTAGCAGCTTCAGCTAATACGAAAAGAGGCCATACGGCCCCTTCTCATGTTTCTTTGCATCGGTATTGTTGGGTCATTTATAAAAATCCTCCTGCTGGTTAAGGTTGCTCTCCTGCGAACCGTATGCAAAAGCCTGCTGGTTAGCAATTTGCTATTGAGGCAGTGTCATGACTGAAAATTTTTATCCTCGCACTGTTCGCAAAACCATCAATCGGTTAAGTCATTAAAACCTTTTAAGACTATCCACAATCATTACATCAATACCTTACAGCAATAACGAAAATTGATAGGTAAAACCTATATTGATATGTCGCTGAGTTGAAATTACTGTATATATAAACAGTATTTATGTGAGCGAGTTTATTATGCAGTTTTACACGCCCGTTGAGTTACGTAAGATCATCCTGATTCCGTTGTTCAGTGACCTTGTGCAATGTGGTTTTCCGAGTCCAGCGCAGGATTATGTTGAGCAACGTATTGACCTGAACGAGTTGTTAGTTAACCACCCCAGCGCGACGTATTTTGTCAAAGCTGCCGGCGATAGCATGAAGGACGCCGGGATCGGGGAGGGAGATTTACTGGTCGTGGATAGCTCACGAACCGCAGTCCATGGCGATATCGTGATTGCCGCTGTGAACGGGGAGTTTACCGTTAAGAAGCTGCAGCTGCATCCGCGGGTTCAGCTTAACCCAATGAATCCTGCATATTCGCCGATAGTCGTAGGAAGCGAGGATACTCTCGACGTGTTCGGGGTCGTTACTTTCATCATCAAATCGGCTGGCTGA